GCTGCGGGTCTCCTCGACCCCTGGCACGTTCTCGCTGGACTGGGCGCAGCTCGTGTCGAACGCGACCGCTTGCACGCTCTACACGGACTCGTGGCTGTCCATGCTGCGCGTCGCCTGAGGAGGGGACTGACCATGGCCTGGTATCCGGGTGCCACACGGATGGAGCTCCAGCCGGAGTCCGATGCTCAGCCGGCCATCAAGCCGACGCAGTTCATCCTGCACAGCATCGTCGCCCCGTGGACGCCGCAGCGGACGTATGAGTACTGGCGCGACGGAACGAATCTCGAAAGTCACTTCGGCCTCGGCTATGACGGGAGCCTCGGCCAGTACATCGGGACCGAGACCCGCGCCGACGCGAACGCCGCAGCGAACCGGAGGGCGGACGGGACCGGCGCGGTGTCGCTGGAGTCCGCATCCAACTTGCAGGCGTCGGACCCGTGGACGGCCGAGCAGGTGGAGGCGCTGATCAAGCTCGGGGTGTGGCTGCATGAGCGCCACGGGATCCCGCTGCGGATCTGCCGTACCGCGGACGACCCGGGGTTCGGGTATCACCGCCTGCACTCCGCGTGGAACCCGTCGGCGCATTCGTGCCCGGGTGATGCGCGGGTGACCCAGTTCAAGACGGTCGTGTTCCCGGGCATCGTCGCCCGCGCGACCGGCCAGACCACCGACCCCCAGGAGGACCCCATGCCCACTGCTGACGAGGTCGCGAAGGCGGTGCTCACCTACGACGGGGTCATCTCCGTCCCCGGAGCGCCCGCGACGAACCCCACCTGGACGCTGTCCAGCTCGGTCACCGAGATCCTCAAGCGGCTCGACAAGGCGAACGCCACGCTCGCCGGGCAGTCCGCTGCGATCACCGCGCTCGCCGGGCAGCTCGGGAAGAACGTCGACACCGCGACGGTCGTCGCCGCTGTCGACAAGGCCATCGCGACCGCGGTGGTGCAAGTGCACGTCGACGTCACCGGACAGGAGTCCTGACCATGTCTGACCTCAACCTCCCCAACGCGAACACCGTGGTGAAGACCGCCGCCACCTACGCGAGAGACCTCGCCGAACGCACCCTCGCCACCGCGGTCGTCGCCGCTGGCGGCGTGGCCATCGCGGCAGGCCCGGCCGACATGTTCCACGCCTCCTTCTGGGAGACGATGGCCGCGGCTGGCATAGCGGCCGGGGGCACCCTGCTGAAGGGGATGTTCGCGCGGGCGTTCGGCACGAAGAACTCCGCCTCGCTGGTCAAGGGCGTCTGATGTGGGGCGCGACGGCGCGACGGTCCTTCTCCCGCCGCCGCGCCTTCCTCATCACCGTCGGCCTCGGATGGGCCCTGTACGGAGGACTCGGCATCGTCGACAACCCCCGCTACGGAACCGCGCGCGGCCTCATCGACGTCACCCGCCACGTCCCCGGGGGGCTCAACACGCTCGGCTGGATGTGGGTTGTGGCTGGCGGGGCAGCACTGTTCGCGGGGCTGCTCGCCAACTGTCCGCGGGTGCAGGCGGTGGGCTACGCGGCGCTCGCGGTCCCGGCCGGGCTGTGGGCGGGGACCTTCGCTACGGCGGCGGCAACGACGTTCCCGGAGGCGGTCGGGTCGGCGTGCGGGTGGGGGGCATTCACGATCGGTGTGGTGCTGGTGTCGGGGATGGATGACCCGCCTCCGCCGTACCTGAGAAAGAGGCGTGGCTGATGGATGTGGGGGCGCTGGTCGGTGGAGGGGTCGCGCTGGTTGTGGGTCTGTTGTCTTGGACGCAGTCGCGTGCGACGAACCGGCGCTCCGATTTCGCTGCGATCACTGAGCGGTTGGATAAGGAGGTTGCTGCGGAGCGGGAGCAGCGGAAGTTGCTGACGTCGTTTGTGCTGGATCTGATGCGGTGGGTGCAGCGGGTGGAGCCGGATACGCAGGCTGGTCCGCCGCCGGAGCCTCCGGCCGAGTTGGATCTGACGCCGTGGCGGCGTTGAGGTCTGACGGCCCCGCTTCTCTTCGGGAGGGCGGGGCCGTGGCGTGTCCGGGGCGGGGAGAGGGGTGAGGATGGCGGGCATGGACACTCCGGCCCGCTACCACCTGCTCCTCACCCTGGACGGCCAGCCCTCGATGCATGGCTGGTGGCGGTCCGAGGCGACAGCGCGGCGGAAGTTCCGAGCCTGGATCGGAGAGCGCGGCCGGCCGGGTGTGCGGATCACGCTGACAGACACGGAGACCGGGCGGCTGCTGGACGCGTGGCCCGAGGAGTAGGGCCTACGCGGCTTCGACGACCTCGGCCCGTATGGCGGCCGCCCACTCGGTGACGAGGCGTTCATACCGTGCGCTGCCCTCGGCTGTGAGTCTGACCCGCGGGTCCCGCCACAGCGCACGGATGTCCTTGTTCACGGCCGCGGCAGGGCGCGGATGGCCAGAGGCCGGGGAGGTGGGGGACATGATCCGATTCTACGGGCCAGCCCCGGACGTCAGTCCTCGGCAGGCGCCGCGATCACGAACACGCCCATCCCGCTGACGGTCTCGACGAGCCCCTCATCCTTCAGCACCTGCACCGCCTTACGCAGCGTGTCCCGGGCCACCCCGTAGGTCTGCTCCAGCTCCACGAGGGACGGGATGCGCCGGCCGACGGGGATCACACCGTCGGCGATCTGGCTGCGGAGCGCGTCGGCGATCTGCCGGTACGGCGGGATAGGCCCCTCACGGTCGATGCTCATGATCCAGAAGCTAGGCGGGTGAACATGTCCCGCCATAGCTAGCCACGGGGATAGCAGGGGGTAGTACGGTCTATACGAGTGAACAGAAAACCCCCGCGGCCGTGTCACCGGCCCGGGGCTTGGACGACTGGATGGAGTCGACATGGCTGACGATACGCAGACCGAGGTGAACTCGGCCAGCCCTGGCACCTATGGACGCTGCGCGTGGCACGACGGGATCACACGCGACCTGCGGCTGATTCAGATAGAGGAGGCGGGCTCCGGTCCTGCCACTGCCTCGCAGCGGTTCGCCTGCCATCCGTGCCAGATTCAGTACGGCCTCATCCCCCTCGCCGACCGGCCATGACCTGGACGCCGAAGCCGCCATCCGCGCGCCGGCTGAACGGGCCGCAGTACTCGGGGCACGCCTGCTGCTGGTGCAACACCCGACTCGCGCGGGGCGCCCGGTCTGCTGGCCGGTCGACGGGGATGAGCGGCGCCCACGACCTGGGCGTCGAGGTGTACGAGTGCGGGCCCGACTGCCGGATGCGTCCCCGGCGGCCCTCGCAGAACGGAGAGACCGAGTGAGCAAGTCATCGCTTCCCCGCCATGCGCGCGGCCTCGGCGGTTACTGCTGGGCCGAGCATCCGGTCAAGGGTGTCCACTGCACTCAGCCGGTGGGGCATCCGCCCCATGACGGCGGGGGCGGGCACTACCACCCGTACTCCAAGACCAGCTGGTAAAGACCCCCGGTCCCGGCGCGGCGGTGCCGGGCACGGGTAGGGCGGTCGCCCCTGTCGCCCCTGGCGGGGGCGGCCGCTCATTGCACGAGGTCGGCGAGCGGGGTGTCGAGGGCGTGCGCGATGCGAATGAGGGTGTCGATGTACGCGGCGGCGTGGCCCTGCTCGATCCGGTTGATGGCCTGCCGGTCCATTCCAGCCCGCTCAGCTAACGCTTCCTGGCTGAGGCGTGCGGCGCGGCGGGCGGTGCGGATCTGTTCCCCGATGGCACGGCGGCGGGCGAGGACCCAGTCGTCGGGTGGCGGGGCGGATAGCACAGGCCCACGGTGTCTCGCTCAAGATCGCCTGTCTGTATCGTCGAACGTACTTTTTGATGCAGACTTCAAGCGTCGGCGCAAGGGACCTTCGGCGGGAATCGTCGTTGATCACCGTGACGATGTGCACGTTGCATAGATCCGCGTTCGAACGCATCATTACGTGCGCTACACAGTTTGTTAACCGTTCATTCATCTAGCAGGGCCGCCCACCGCACCACCGCACGTCAAGGAACCACATGCACGAGCAGAACCCCGACGACGGGCGCCCCGAACTCGACGACATGCAGAAAGCCCGCCTCGACTACGCGCGGCGTGACCTCGCAAACTTCCGCGCCGTCGACCACGCCGCGCTCGATGCCCCCGGCCTGATGCTGATCGTCACACGGCTGCTTACCCGCCTCGACGACACTCTCCAGGTTGTAGACGAGATCACCGGCCGCTGACAGGCTTGCCGCCTGGGACGTGCCGGCGCATGCCCCGTAGGGGGTAAACCACTTTGTGGGGAGACAACCTAGCTAACAGGTACACGACGTCGCTAGCATCACCCCATGCCCTACGCGCCCGAGTACCTGCACCTCGTCATCCCCGGCGTCCAGTTCGAGGCATACCTCTACGGCCGCAACAGCACCAACGAATTCCACGGAATCGAAGGCGCCCGCGACTCCGTCGATGACCAGCTCAGCACCGGCCGCGACCTCTGCAACCGGCACACCTGGCCCGTCATCCGCGAGTTCAAAGACTCCGACCAATCCGCCAGCCGGCACGCCAAGAAGGCCCGCGACGACTTCGAAGACCTGATCGCCGCGATCACCAGTGATCCCGCCCCCGCCGGCGTGCGGCGCATCGTCGTCGCCTACGAGGCATCCCGCTACTACCGCGACCTCGACGCGTACCTCCGCCTCCGCAAAGCCTGCATGGGCAGCGGCACCCTGCTCTGCTACAACGGCCAGGTCTACGACCTCTCCCGCAGAGACGACCGCAAGGCCACCGCGCAGCACGCCATCGACGCCGAGGACGAAGCGGACAGCATCCAGGAACGCAACCTGCGCACAGTGAATCTCCAGGCGCAGGCGGGCAAGCCGCACGGTCGGCTCACGTTCGGCTACCTCCGCGAGTACGCGGTAGTGGGCGGGCGTCAGCGTTGCATCCGCCAGTACGAGGACCCGGTGCGGGGCCCCATCGTGGTGAAGGCGCTGAAGCACATCGACTCCGGGCAGAGTGCCCGGTCGCTGCTTCTGTGGATGAACACGACGCCGGAGGCTGCCCGGCCGGACGGCGCGCCCTGGATGCCGAGGACGCTTCGGGTGATGTTGCTGAACCGCGCTTACATCGGAGAGCGCACCCACAACGGCACGCACGTGAAGGGCACATGGGAGCCCTTGCGCGGGCTGGAGACAGCACAGGGCCGGGCACTGTTCAACCGGGTCACAGCCCGGCTCACGGACCCGGGCCGCCGCACTGTTCGGGGCACCGCGGTGTCGCACCTGCTCACGTTCCTGGCCCTGTGCGGGGAGTGCGGCGACCACGCCATGCTCTGCTGGCAGTCCCGGCAGACGACGCGGCCCGGCAGCCTGTCGTGCGAGCCGAAGGGCGACGTGTCGATGAAGGAGTCGGTGGTCAACGCCTATGTGGAAGAGGCGGTGATCGAGTGGTTCAGCAACAAGGCAGCGGCACGTGCTGCGCTGGTGCCCAACGAGGAGAACATCGAGGAGAAGCTGGCCTCGATCCAGCGGCTGGTCGACGGGTACAAGGAGCAACTGGCCGAGGCCCACGAGTTGGCGGAGACGTTGAACCCCGACACGGGTCGGCCGCGGCTGACGATCGCGTCGCTGGCCTCGTTGGAAGAGCAGATTCAGCCGAAGCTGGATGCCGAGCGGGAGAAGCTGCACAGAATGACGGGGGTGTCGCCAGTGCTGCTGCGCATGCTGGAGTCGAAGGACCCTCAGGTTGAGTGGAACGGCGTACCCGCCACGGGAAACGAGCCTGCTGTGCCCGGACTGCCGCTGGAGCTGAAGCGGGAGATCATCCGGAATGTTGTGACGGTGCGCCTGTACCGGGCCACCAAGGTGGGGAACAACAAGCCGGACCTGAGCCGGATCCGGCTGTCGTTCGTGGGTGAGCCGGGGTTCAGGGAGCGCTCACCCCGTGTTCCGAGGGGCGGGTTCGCTCCGGTTGCGGATGTCCCTGGGGCTGCGGCTGCTGGTGTGGGAACTGGATGAGGTTGGTGGGGGCCGGCTCGTCGGGCTTGAGCATGCCGGCCCGTTCCATCTGGGCGCCCATGCGGAAGGCTTTCTGGCTGAGTTGTAGCCGTTCCGCTTCGAGCGCTGCCCTGAGCGCTTCCCGCTCTTTGATCAGCGACGCGGTGTTGCGGGCCCGTTGGGCGGCCATGTCGTGGGCCGCTCGCGCCAACTCGTTTTCAAGGTTGGCCTGGGCCGCGTAGTACTGCGACCGCTGGTTCTCTGCTTGCCGCTGTGCCGCGGCCAGATTCCGGCGCTCGTCACTGGTGTCGATGATCCAGTTCCGCAGGACTGCCAGGGCGATGGCAGTCGACGCGGCGACGATGAGTCCCAGGCCGCCGAGGGCGTGGGGGGTGTTGCTGCCGATGATCCCGTAGGCGCTGGCCAGGATCCCCGCTAGTAGTGCTGTTCCGCTGAGCGTGATCGTGGCTCGCGTGCCGCCAGTGAGATTCATGCATCGCACCCCCGCATCACATCTGTACCGCTTCGCCCCCTGAGGCCTCGTCGTCCGGGCTCTCGCCGGGTGCCGAGTTCTTCAGCCTGTCGACCATGCCGAGGAAGATGGCGCGACCTACCTCGTCGGTGATGCCGAGTTCGTCCGCCGCCTCTTCAGGGGTGATAGGTCGCGAGCCTACCTGTGACGGTTCAGTTTCGGACAGTGGTTGGTGGGACTGAAGGAAGTCTTCGGGGAGATATCCAGCGGCGACGAGCAGGTCAAGGGGACTGACGCCGATGACCTTGGCGAGTGGGGGCAAGGATTCCACGTCTGGAATCGTCTTGCCGCGGACGAGTCGGGACACGGTGCCGGGAGACATGCCTGTCTCGGCAGCAAGACGTGTCTGGGCGCCGTACTCGAAGTAGCCGGCGCTCTTGAGTGCGGGGAGGACGACCGCGAAGAAGCGCTGCTCGCGGCCCTGGGGGGCATCCGTCATGTTGCGACACGGTACCTGCCTAGCAAGGCAGTAGCTACAGTCTGCCTTGCGCGCAAGACTCATGATCCGGCCACTGACCTGCATCAACACAGGTAGCGCCCTGTATCGAACAAGAGTTCGCCTCCAAAAAGTTACTGCCTCGCGTGAAGCCTGCCTTGCGCGGCAGGCATTCTTTGTGCCAGAGTCTTCCTCGTGAGGCAGAAACCCCCCGCTACCTGCGGAAGGAGGCGCACACCCATGTACGAGCTGAACGTCAGCAAGCTCCGCGAGAAGACCCGCGAACACGGAGACAAGAGCGGCTACGCCATCCAGAAGCGGACCGGCATCAACGACTCGACCGTCTACCGGCTACTCCGCAGCGCCGCACAACCTGACCTGATTACGGCACTCCGCCTGTCGGTCGTCTACAACTTCGACCTCCGCGACGTGATGGACGAAGTCGCCGAAGACGGCATAGAGGCCACCGCATGACCCGCGAGGAACGCCTCGCCATCCTCGGCCCCGAGGCTGTCGCCGCAATCCACGAGCGCGTCGCCCTCGCCCCAGACCCCGGCCCCGAGCTGGTCGAGAAACTCCGCCGGCTCTGGACGAACCAGGCCGATACGGCTCCGGTCCCCCGGGCCCGGCCGGCGGTTGCCGCGGCTGACGCCGCCTGACCCACCCCGTTACGCGCCGAAGGGCCGCCGGACGCGACCCGACGACCCCCGACTCGGCGATCAACCCCACTCACTGTGAAAGCGAGGCGTTCGCCTTGAACGCATCATCCCAGACCAGAGTTCAACCCCTTCACGAGGCGCCGGTCGCGCGACCGGTCACCGTTCCCGCGGTGTTCCGGGCGGCTGCCCGGCTGATCGCGGCGAACGGCTTCCACAAGGGCGACTTCGTCCCGGACGCGTTCGACCGGGAGATGTGCGTGCCGCACTTCCTGCGGCCGATGTCGATCGTCGCCGCGCTGAAGTGCGCCGTCTCCGGTGACCCGCACCAGCCGTCGCTGCTCGCGGACAACGCGATCGCTGTGCTGGCGCTGCGGCTGGAGGTCGACGGGGAGGGCCCGTTGTTCGGCGGGATCTTCGACCTGGAGGCCCACGTCGACGCGTGGGGCGACGTCGAGGAGCGGACGGCCGAGTCGGTTGTCGCGGTGCTGGAGGCGGCTGCGGACGCGAACGAGGTGTCGGCATGAGTACCCCGACGCATGACCCGCTGGTGGTGAACACGCAGGACGGGTGCTGCTGGATGCGGCGCGCGGTGACGCGTGGCGGGAAGGGCCTGTATGCGCTGGCTGGGACGGTGTCGGGTGCCCCGGACATGGTGTTGGCGACGCTGGCCGATCTGGCGGAGCACCACTTGGCGTCGGTGGCGTTCGCGATGCCGATGCCGGTGGGTCCGGAGCCGCGCACGCTCGCCCTGGTTGAGGACGAGCTGACGGGCGTGAGCCTGTCGCTGTACGAGGAGGAGTTGGAGACCGCGCGGCTTCGGCTGGCGCTGGCTTCTGCTCAGCGTGGGCGGCGGGAGTTGCGGGCGCAGGTCGTGGAGTTGTTGGCGGAGCGGCACTCGACGAATGAGGCGCTCGACGACGCGGTCCGGGAGCTGCGGGCCCGGCCGGCGGCGGATGGGATTACGCGGCGGATCGCTCCGACGCAGGCCCTCCGCGAGGACGAGCCGTCCGAGGACGTGTCGCCGCGTGTGGCCGAGCTGCGGGACCTCCTCGCCGGGCAGCGGGCCGCGCTGGAAGACCGGCACGACGGGGAGCTCGCCCACAAGTACCGCCTGGGCCGCGACCTGGAGTACGCCCCGCCCCAGTACACGCCCGCCACGACGGGAGACGTCGTCGCCTACCGGGACCCGCAACGCCCGCAGACGCTGCTGTGCCGCGAGCACGGGCCCCGCTACATCGGGATGCTCCCGGTCACGGCCGAGGACCTCCCGGACGGCGGGATGTGCACGTATGGCGGGCTGTCGAGCCTGGCGTGCGGACGGGACGTGCTGGCCGCCGAGCGCACGACGGGCGGTGCGTGATGCACGAGACCCGTCACGACGTCATCACCGCCATCACCGCCGCCGCCCTGCTGTTCGCGGTCACGTTCCCGCCGGCCCTGCTGTGGGCCAGCTCCAAGCACCTGCTCCCCCGCTGCGTCCGTGAGGCGGCCCGTAGCGCCGTGTTCCTGGCCTTCCTCCTCATCTCCCCGTCGAACGGAACTGCCCGATGAACGAGTCCTCGAAGCCGCCGCTGTCCTTCACCACCGGCAGCAACCGCCTCCACGGGGTGCTCCGCGCCGACCAGGTCCGCCTCGACACCCTCCTCTCCCTCGTCGCCGGGTGGGAGGACCCCAAGACCCGCGACGACGTCATCGCCCAGTTGGACGCGCTCGCCGAGGCCGTCGCCTCCCCCCGCGAAGGCGAACTCGACCAGCTCGTCGAGCAGGTGGAGGACGCCGCGGGGATGGACACCGCGCACATCGAGGTGCGGACGCCGGATCTGGTCCGGATGCGGGACGAGTTGGACGCGGTGATCGCGGGGACGGCCGGCCGGTTCAACCCGGGTCTGTTGAGGGGTGCGTCGGAGATCAAGCACCCGTCGATGCGGAAGACGCGGGCGTACTTGAAGGCGCAGCCGCTGCCCGAGCAGCAGGACAGGCGGACCGCGTGAGCGCCCGCCGTCAGATCATCGCCGCCCTGTCCGAGGACAGCCACGGCGGGATCGCCACCCTCCACGACGTCGAGCGCGCCGAGCAGCTGGTCGACGCCTACCGCGCCGAAGTCCTCGCCGAGGCCAGCACCGCCGGTCCCGCCGACACCAACCGCCGCGCCCGCCTCCTCCACGAGATCGCCTTCGACGGCGGCCGGTGGAAGTCCGGCGACGTCGTCCGCTGGTACCAGACCCGAGGCCTGACCGGGCTCGGCGTTCGCACCGCCCGCCACGACCTCGCGATCCTCCGCGACTCCGGGGCGATCACCCAGCACGACGAGAAGGGCGTGCGGTTCTACACCCGCAACATTCAGAAGGGCAGCCGTTCGTGAGCACCACCGCGCAGGCCGGGGCGAACACCGCCCCGGCCGCCGGCCGCCGGGTCACCCCGACCGGCCGCCTCATCCTCCCCGCCGACGCCGACCGCGCCGACTGGCTCACCGCCCGCCGCTCCGGACTCGGCTCCTCCGACGTCCCCGCGATCCTCGGCCTCGTCGACTACACCCCGCCGCTCAAGGTCTACCTGGACAAGACCGGACACGACGTCGACGACGCAGGCGAGGCCGCCTACTGGGGCACCGTCAACGAGGAGAACGTCGCCCGCCGTTGGGCCATGCAGAACCGGTCCGTGATCCGCCGCGTCGGGCTCGTCGCCCACGTCAACCACTCGCACTGGATGACCACCCTCGACCGGCGCGTCACCGAGTGCCCGCTCGCCGAGGACGAGCAGACACCCTGCGCCCTCGAAGTGAAGACCCGCTCCGCGTTCAAGTCCGCGCAGTGGCACGCCGGGGCGCCGGACGATGTGACCGCGCAGGTGCTGTGGCAGATCGTCGTCAACGGCTACGAGCACATGCACTACGCGGTCCTGATCGGCGGCAACGAGTACCACCAAGGGACCATCCGCGCCGACCAGTACACGGACGTGATGGACGACATCACCACCGCGGTCGACAAGTTCTGGTTCGACCACGTGCAGGCCGAAGTGCCGCCCCCGCCGACCGGCGACGGCGACGCCCTGACCCGCCTGTTCCGCCGCCTCCACCCCGCCCGCTCCGGTGCGGTGGACATCGACCGGCAGGACGACGCCCTCGACGCGCTCCTCGACTACGGCACCCACCAGCGGGCCGAGTCGGCAGCGAAGAAGGCGAAGGCCGCAGCAAAGGCCCGCATGATCGCCGCCCTCGGCGACGCGCAGTCCGCCCTCATCGGCGGTGAACGCGCCTACTCCCTGGAGCCCAGCAACGCCGCGCCGAAGGTCGACTTCGAGCTGATGGCCGAACGCTTCCCCGACGCCTACGCCGCGTGCGTGGCCCCGAACCCGACCGAACGCATCGACATCGCCAAGCAGTACAAGGGGGGCATCTGACATGGGACTGCGCGAGAACGCAGCCGCGGCCGCCGGCCGCACCCTGACCGCCGAAGCACACGACCGGCCGACCGACGAGGCGCCGCCGATCGAGGACTTCGCTCCGGCTCCGGACCCGATGGCCGGCTACGAGCCGGGCGAAGGCGACCCGGAGATGGTGCCCGTCCACCTCGCCTGGCTCCGCGTCCGCAAGGAAGTCCGCGCCATCGCCAAGGGCGAGCAGTACAACGGCGGCGGCACCCGCTTCAACTTCCGCGGCGTCGACACGGTGGTCAATACCTTCGGCCCGGTCACGCTGAAGCACGGCATCAACATCTTCCCCGTTGGCATCGAGGCGGAGCACCGGGACACCACCACGTCCAAGGGCAACAAGATGCGCGAGTGCACCGTGACCGTCTCGTGGATGGTCATGGGCCCCAAAGGCGACACGCTGCCCGTCTTGCTGAAGACCCGGGGTGAGGCCCTGGACTCGGCGGACAAGGGCACGGCGAAGGCGCAGTCGGTGGCACTGCGAGTGCTGCTCCTGACGGGCGGGCTGACGCCGACGCACGACAAGGACCCGGACACCTCGCACATCGAGCGGGGCGAGAACCCGATCCGCCCGGCGGTCAGCTACCTCGACGAGATCTGCGACCCGAACACGAGCGCCGGGCGGCTGCGGCAGATCCATCACGAGCTGGGCAGCACCCGCCAGTTGGGGGCGCTGGTCACGAACGAGGTAGGCGACGAGGAGCAGGTCGGCGCGATGGTCGTGCGGATCGGCAAGGAGCGCGCGGCCCAGCCCGGCTCCGGCACGTAGTCCGCACGCAGGTGGCCGCCCCCGCGGGTATCGGGGGCGGCCCGTCTCAGCAGACCACACACAGCCCCCGAACGGAGAACCACCGATGAAGCGGTCATCCATTCCGCGTCGACAGCACGAGCAGATCCTCACCGCCGCCCGCCTCCGCCACCAGCAGGAACTCGACCAGGCCAAGGCCCTGCTCGGGGAGGCCGAGGCCAAGTTGCAGGTTGTCTCCGCCGACCGTGACCGGATCCGGGGCGAGCGCGACCAGTTCAAGCAGGACGGCGATGCCGCCCGCCGCGAGACGAAAGCCGCCAACGCCCGTCTCACGGCCGCCCTCACCGCTCCGGCCCACGACCCCGGCGCCGACCGGAGAGTGGTCGAGGAGTGGGAGCAGGCCCTCGCCGCGCACGAGAAGTGGAAGCCCCGGCCGGACGGGGAGCCGTTGGTCGAGGGCGGTACCGGCCGGCCCATGCACCCGGCGGTGGCGCTGCGTCTGGCGATGGCCCGCTGCCAGTTGTTGGAGCAGCTGCTCGCGACGGCTGAGGGTCGCCCGCTGACGGAGGTGGGGTCGTGATCGATCCGATCGCCGTCGGTGCGTGCGTGCTCATGGTGGGCCTGAGCCTGGCGTTCCTCATCCTCCGCCGACTCGTGCAGCCCGCCGCGGTCGCTCCGGTGACGGGCTGGTGCTGGGCGGAGCGCCGGGCCACACAGCAGGCGCGGACGGGCATGGCGGATGAGTTGGTCTGCGGGTCGTGCGGCCACATCATCCCGGGCGGTGGCCGATGACCGGGTCCGACGTCGCGAACCTGCTGTGTGCGGCCGCGCTGATCGTCCTGGCCGCCGTCATCTACCGGGCCCGGCCTGCGAGGACCCGCGTCACGGTCATGCCGGCCGAGCTGACCCCGGCGGAGTTCACCGCGGACGACGAGGAGTTCCTCGCCGACCTCACCGCCCGCATGCAGGCCTACGGCGAGGCCGTCGCCGACTACTACGACACCGAGGGGAACCAGTGACCACCACCCTCTTCGACCTCACCCCACAGGCACCGGCCGCCGTCGTCGCGGCCGCCCGCCAACCGCTCGTCATCGGCGCCGATCTGTCCCTTCGCTCCACCGGAGTAGCCGGAGCCGAATGGACCGACGCCGTCCGCCCCAAGACCAGCATGAACGGCCACCCCCGCCTCGCCTACCTCATGCAAGAGATCGGCGGCTTCCTCAAAAACGCCGACCTCGTCGTCATCGAAGGCCCCTCCTACGGCCACGCCGGACAAGGCGGCCACGAGGAACTCGCCGGGCTCCGCGTCATGGTGCGGCACTGGCTGTGGCGCCGCGAGATCCCCTACGCCGTGGTCCCGCCGTCCACGCTGAAGCTGTGGTTCGCGGGCGCGGGCAACGCGTCGAAGGCGGGGATGCGGGCGGCTGCCGAGCGCTGGTACGGGCGGACCTTCGAGGGCCCGGCGGCCGCCGACGAGTGCGATGCGTTCGCTCTCGCCGCGGCTGGCTACGCCTGGCTGGGGACACCGCTCGTCGAGATCCCGGAGCGACACATGGCGGCGCTCGGCGGCTGCGCGTGGCCGGAGCGCGAGGCGGTGACCGCGCGATGACCCGACACGACAACGACGCGCTCACCGTCATGGACTGGTTCTGCGGAGCCGGAGGCTCCAGCCAGGGCATGCACTCGATCCCTGGCGTCCGCATGGAGCGGGCGGCGAACCACTGGGAGCGGGCGATCGAGTCGCACGCCGCGAACTTCCCCGAGGTCGACCACTACCGCGGCGACATCCGCGAGGCACCCGTCGACAAGTGGCCCGTGACGGACATCTTCTGGGCCTCCCCGGAGTGCCCGCAGTGGTCGAACGCCCGCGGCAAGAAGCGCGACTTCGACGCATCCATGCAGGGCGACCTCTTCGACGGGTTCGGCCCGAGCGAAGAAGTCGAACGGTCCCGCGCGCTCATGGAGGAAGTCCCCATGTACCTCCGCGGGGTGCAGGAGCGGGGCGGCCTGGTCCGGGCGGGCGTCGTCGAGAACGTCATCGACGTCCGTGCCTGGGATCAGTGGGACCGGTGGATCGGCGAGCTCCACAAGCTCGGCTACCGGACCCGGGTCATCGCCCTCAACTCCATGCACGCCGACCCGCGGACCGTGCACAAGGCACCGCAGTCGAGGGATCGCCTGTACGTCGCCTACTGGCACAGGTCGCTCGGCCGGACCCCGGACTGGGACAAGTGGCTCCGGCCGCGCGCCTGGTGCACCGGCTGTGACACGTGGGTGCAGGCCGTCCAGCGGTTCAAGCAGCCCGGCCGCGACATGGGCCGCTACCGCCAGCAGTACGTCTACCGCTGCCCCAACGTCGTCTGCCGCAACCAGGTCGTCGAGCCCGAGACCCTGCCCGCCGCGGTCGCCATCGACTGGAGCCTGCCCGGGCAGCGCATCGGGGACCGGGCCAAGCCGCTCGCGGACAAGACCCTCGCACGCATCCAGGCCGGCCTCGACAAGTTCGCCCGGCCGATGATGGTCCCCGCAGGCGGGACCTGGCGCAACGACGCCACCCCCGTCGACGACCCGATGGCCACCCGCACCACCCGCGAGAACGACGGGCTCGCCGTCCCGCCCTTCATCACCGAACTCCGCGGCGGCAGCAGCGTCCGCCGCGTCACCGACCCGCTCGCCACCGTGGCCACGTCCGGCGGCCACCACGGGCTCGCAGTACCGCCGCTCCTCATCCCCGTCGAGGGCCGCGACGGCAAGGACCCCGCCTCCGCCCACGCTCCGCTCCGCACGCAGACCGCACGCAACGAGACCGGCCTCGCGTGGCTCCCGTTCATGGTCACCATGCGCGGCGGCGGCGACCAGCTCCGCGGCCGGTCCATCCACGAGGCGCTCGGCACCGTGTCCGCCAACGGCAACCACCACGGCCTGGTGACTCCGGACATCCCGGCCATGGTCATGCGCAACAACGGCTCCAAGGGAGACGGCGGTGAGCACTGCACCACGGCCGCCGAGTACCTCCGCACGATGACGACGGCCGGCCACCAGTCCCTCGTCACCTGGGAACACCTCCTCGTCCCCTACTACGGGAACGGCACCGCGAAGACGGTCCGGGAGCCGATCGGCACGCTCTCCACCCGCGACCGGTACGCCCTCGTCCAGGGCGACGTCGGCATCGAGGACGTCCTCTTCCGGATGCTCGAGCCTCACGAGATCGGCCGGGCCATGTCCTTCGCCGACCAGTACATCGTCCTCGGCTCCAAGCGTGAGCGCGTCCGCCAGTACGGCAACGCCGTCACCCCGAACTGCGCCGAAGTCATCGTTTGCGCCCTCGTCGAAGCGATCAGCGGTGAGGACATCGAGCGGCACGCGGCGCCCGCGCTGGAGGTCGCGGCATGAGCCACTACACCGGATCCGTCCCCGCCACCAAACGCGCCACCGACTGGCGCGACCTCGCCCTGTGCCGCGACGAAGACCCCGAACTGTTCTTCCCTAAGGGCGAGACCGGGCCGTGGGCCGGCCAGATCGACGAGGCCAAAGCCGTCTGCCGCCGCTGCCCCTCCCAAGAACCCTGCCTCCAGTGGGCCCTCAACACCGGTGAGGAGAACGGCGTGTTCGGCGGCCTGTCCGCATCCGAACGCCGCATCGCTCTCCGCCGGCGCTCCGTCCACCGCATCAGCATCGACGACTACACCGGCACCACCCCCCCCCACCGCCCCACCCGCACCCTCGAAGAGGCCTGGAAGGAGAGCACGGAAGCCGACGGCGACCACATCCTGTGGATCGGCGGAAGGACCGTCCACCAGCCCGGCACCAACGGTGTCACCCCGAACCGGCTGTCCTTCTACCTCGACCGCGGTCACTGGCCCGAGGGCGACGTGAAGCGGACGTGCCCCGTCGAGGGGTGCGTGAAGCCGTCGCATCTCGCGGACCGGCGGGAGCGGGCCGAGGAGAAAGACCTGGCGGCCGCCGCATGACCGGCCAGCAGCGGGTGCTCGACGCCCTGTTCGTCGACCTTGGCGACGGCTTCGAGATCAAGAACGGCGACCGCGCCGGCCAGATCAAGTACACCCGCCAGCCTCGCGCCCGCTTCGAGTGCGTGCTCTGCGAGTACGCCTCCGAGATCGTCACCGGCCCGGCCGCCGTCCAGCGGTTCGTCGCCACTGCCCGCACCGAACACCGGGCGATCTGCCCGGCCACCACCAGCACCAACAAGCAAGGAGCCAACGCCGCATGACCGACCTCAAGATCGACGCCGACGTCAAGTTCGACAGCAAGGTGCTGACCGACGTCGCCGAAGCCCTCGAACCCCACGCCACCGAAATGTTCAAGCAGCGCCGCGGCCGGTGGATCGCCGTCGTCGAGCTCGGCCACGTCGAGCGGACCGAACCCGGGCCCGACGAGGACAAGAACCCGACCGTCAAGCTCCGCGTCACGAGCATCGAGGTGGCCGCGGATGAGATCACCGGCGGCCGGCTCCGCGGCGTGCAGCGCGAGATGTACGACCGCCGCACCTCCGGCGGCACCCTCTTCGAGCACGACAGCGACGTCGCCTGATGGGCGCCCGGCCGCAGAGCGGCGAGAGTCGGCGCCCCTCTGCGGCCGGGCATGCCTCGTGCGCGCAGTGCGGACAGCCCGTCATCAGGCAGTTGGTGGGCCAGCGGGCTGCGCTGAACGTGACCGCGGACGCCGAGCCCATCCCGGCCGCACGGGCGGCGGCGCTGGTCGAACCGAACCGTCTGGCCTGGTGTCTCGCCGTGCTTCACAGCGGGGGGACGGAGCTGCGGTGGCGGTGCGGTCACGCCTGTGGGCACGCCGTGGTGATCGAGCACCGGTGTGCGGCGGGTGTGGCGCAGTACGGGCGCCGGCCGGAAGGAGCGATGTGGTGACGTCAGCTCTCGGCCGAGGCCTGGTGTTCCTCGACCTCACGAACCAAGCGGCGAACATGCTCGCGCGTGTAGCCCGTCATGGCCACGACCTCGCTCTGTTTCATGCCCTGCCGGATGGCCTCGGCCATGGCGATGGCCAGCGCGGCGCGAGCGTCGTCGGCGCGCTTCTCGGCCGCGGACTTGGCGCGTACTGCCTTCCGCAGGGCGGCGACGGTCTCTTCGGTGGCGGGCATGTCCGCATGGTCCCACACCAATGTGGCCACACGGAAGCGGCACCCCTAACGCAACACCCCGGAGGCCACATTGATGTGGCATCATGGATGTGCGGCAAGTCGCCCTGATCTGGAGGCCAACACCCATGCCCTGAGCAGCAATTACAGCGCCGCCAAAGAACATTGATCAGCGACAGGAGCCTGCACGTGGACAACGTCCGCCAGATGACCCGCGACTCGGCGGACCACGACGGCCTCGGCGTCCCCCACGACGACGCGTCTGAGGAACTCGTGCTCGGCGTCGTCATGCACTCGGTACAGGCGTACAACGAGTGCGCGCTCCTCATCACCCACGAGGACTTCTACAGCTTCGGCCACCAGCTCATCTGGAAGGCCGTCGGCGGCCTCGTCGCCTCAGGTACCCCCCCGCACCCTGTCCTCGTCCGCGGTGAGATCGAGAAGCAAGGTCTCCTCCAGCACGTAGACAACGGCAACCTGATCATCAAGCTCGGCATCGACACCATCAGCGCATCGATGGCCGAGCACTTCGCCGAGAAGATCGCCGAGGCCGCACGGCAACGCCGCTACGACAGGCACGCCGCCGACCTCAGGGAAGCCGTCGCACAGAAAGCGGACGGCGACGAACTCGCAGCGCTCGTCGGCAAGTTCCAGCAGGCCGAGCAGCTCCGCGAGAACGCTGGCCGCGGTCCCGCACACCTCGTCGCGAGCCTGCTCAACTGGGATCAGTTCTTCGTCACCGACTTCGGCGCCATCCAGCTTCTACCCGGCAAGCTCATGGGCCCCGGCCAGCAGATCACCCTCGTCGGCGACGGCAAGGCCGGCAAGTCCCTCTTCACGCAAGAGTGGATGTGGCGCATGGCCACCGGCCAGGGCTTCCTCGGCGACCACCCGCAGGCACCCGTCCGCATCCTCTACCTCGACGCCGAGAACGGACAGGAACAGATCCAGGAACGCTTCCTCTCCTTCGGCGCCAGCCCTCGCGCCATGGGCGAACTCCGCTACGCCTCGTTCCCGCCGATCCGCCCCCTCGACACAGCAGGCGGCGGCGCCGACCTCATCGCCCTCGTCAAAGCCACCGGCGCCGAACTCGTCGTCATCGACACCGTGTCCCGGTTCATCGGCGGCCCCGAAAACGACGCCGACACCTGGCTCTCCCTCTACCGCCACACCCTGCTCCCGCTGAAGCGCGACCGCATCGGCTCCGTCCGCCTCGACCACTTCGGCAAGGACAAGGAACGCGGCGGCCGCGGCAGCTCCGCCAAGACTCAGGACGTCGACCACGTGTGGGAGCTGGGCTACCAGGGCGGCGGCACCCTCACGCTGAAGCGCACCCACACCCGTACCGGCATCGGCCCCGACAACTTCGTCATCCTGCGCCAGTCCCGCCGCGACGGCGACCACTGGGCGCTCGGCGGCACCCGCCACGTCGTCATGACGTACGAGCAGGAAGCCGCCCACGGGCTCGCCACGGTCCCCGGCACCGTCGAGCACATCATCGCCGCCCTCGACTCGGCCGGCGTCCCCAACGACGTCGGGAACCGGATCGCACGCCAAGCCCTCGCGGACCGTCAGGTCCCGGGCAGCAGCGAGAAGATCGCTGAGGCCGTCCGCCGCCGCAAAGCCCGTACCGAGATGTCCGGTTTCGACGTTTCCGGAAGCCGTTCCGCAGACCGTTCCGACGAACGTTTCCCGGAAACGTTTCCCGGAACACACCCCGGAACAGACGAAACCGCAGGTCAGACGTTTCCCGGAAACGTTGCGGAACACCCCGGAACGCCCCCCGTTCCCCACGTTCCCCCCTCGAAGAGGGGGAACGGAGAGGGAACCCCGGAACAGACAGACCCCCAAGACGCCCTCTGCACCGTCTGTCACACCCCCCTCCCCAACTTCCGATCTGCCCGCGGCTACGACACCCACGTCTCGTGCGATCCCGCCACAGGCAGCCACCCCGACCGACCCACACACCCCATCGACGACGCCCACCACGGCGCCGCCTGACCCCCGCCAACACCACCGCCACGACAACGCCCGCCTGACCGGAGGCTGTCTCCGGATACACGGCGAACCACGCACACTGCTGACACCACTGTCAACAAGCACGCCTGCCCGACCGGGGCGGGATGCGAAACGTGGACAAACCAACCGACCGACAGGAGAAGCCCGATGACCGACCGACCGCCCGCCCTGCGAATCCTCAGCCTCGGCGCCGGCGTCCAATCCACCACCCTGCTCATGCTGTCCGCCGACGGCACCCTCCCCAAGGTCGACGCCGCGGTGTTCGCCGACACCGGGTGGGAACCGGCTGCCGTGTACGAGCACCTCGACCGGCTGGAGTGTGAGGTCGCCGAGCCTGCCGGTATCCCGATCCACCGGGTATCGACCGGCCGGATCCAGGAAGACGTCCTCGACCCGGACAAGCAGCGCTCGCTGCCCGCCCACACCCGTGACCCGGAGACGGGTGAGCACGGCATGCTGAACCGGCGCTGCACACAGACGTACAAGCTCACCCCGATCCTGCGGCAGGCCCGCCTGATGCTCGGTGCGACCACGTCCGATCCGAAGCCGTGCCGCTACTGCGAAGGCAGCGGCGAGCGAGTCGCCCCCTGGCGCGCCAAACGCGATGACCACACGCCCGGCCCGTGCTCCGTATGCAACGCCACCGGCACTCTCGTCCGCGTCGGCCAGCCCCCGGCCGGCGTGTGGGCCGAGCAGTGGATCGGGTTCTCCACCGACGAGATCGGCCGCGTCTCCAACCGGGGCGACACCCGGTACTCCCGGTCGAGGCATCCGCTGCTGGAGCTGGGCATGTCCCGCACCCAGTGCGACGCGTACCTGAAGCACCGCGGGTGGACGTCGGTCGCCAAGTCGGCGTGCATCGGCTGCCCGTTCCACGGCAACGCCGAGTGGCGGCGCATGCGGGACACCGACTCCGAGTCGTGGCAGCGGGCGGTCGACTTCGACAAGGCGTACCGGACCGGGCCAGGCCTGCGTCACGAACGCTTCCTGCACATCTCCCGGCTGCCGCTCGACGAGGCGCCGATCGACCGGGTGCGCCCGTCGGAGTGGCAGCAGGACACCGTCTTCGACGCCGTGTACGACGCGGACCTTGCCGAGCAGGGCGACCCCGACGGCTGCTCCCCATGGGCATGCCGCTCCGGCCAGCCCGCGGCGTGACCTTCCGCGACACGGGCCACCTGCCTGCCGGTAACAGGCGGGTGGCCCGCACCCCGAACCCTACGCACCGACCTTGGAGCACGTCATGACCGGCCAACTTCCCCACGACCCATACATCCGCGCAGTCGCCGCCGCACTCGCCCACCACGACGTCCGACCCGACACGGTCTGGACCGGAGACGACGAGGACGGCCTCACTGCCGTGTTCCGTGACTGGCCCGACGGGATCGTCGACGCCGAGACGTGGCCGCACGGCGTCTACCTGACGTGGGACCAGTCCGCGGGCTGGCAACTGGTGGAAACCGGACCGTCCCGCACGATCCACGCCCTCGACCCGGCCGGAGTGGACGGAGCGTTCGCCTCGCCGCGGCAGGTGGCCTGCTCGGCGGAGAACGCGTTGCGCGGCCATCTCGTCACGGGGCCGATCGCCGGGGACGGCCCGTCGTGGGACCCGCGTCCGGTGGAGGCCGCGGTCGACGCGTGGGCCGCAGACGAGTCCTGAACGCAGCACGGCCGGCCGCGTTGGAGCCGCGGCCGGCTGGCCTGTCCATCCTCTCGCAGCCCACCTGGAGCAGCCCATGACCGACACCACCAACCCGCAGCAGGCCGACCGCCGCGAGCGCTACGCCGCGGCGATCCGCGAGGCTGAAGGCTGGGTCCTCGACGACGGACAGCACATGCTCGACGCTGTCATCGCTATCGCCGACGCCGAGCAAGCCGAACTGCGCCGCGAACGCGACCTCGCCATCGCCCACGACCGGCAGCCCTACCCGACCGCGTGGGCCTACGAGCAGGTATGTACCGCGCTGAACACGCACCGGAACATGGCGGAGGTGCGCCGTCTCGGCCTTGCTGCGGCGCTCCGTCTCGACAACGGCGCACCGTGGGACACGATCCGCGACCGGGCCGCCGAACTCGCCGCGCCCGACGACCGGGCCGCGATCCTCCGCGAGGCCGCCGATGCCTACGACGCCATCATCGACAAGTCCACAGGCAAGGAAGCCGACCCCCGTTACTGGAGCGGCGTACACGACGTCGCCGTGGGTCTGCGCGCCATGGCCGACGCCGCGTCCGGTCCGGGTGGTGTGGCCGGCGAGACACAGCAGCCTGAGACGCAGGCCTTCAAGGTCCAGGTCTGGCCGCTCGCCCGAATCCTCGCCGAAGTCCAATGCGGCTCACAGGACTGGACCTGGGACGAGGAATGGGCAGACCTCGACCACTACCGCGCCAAGGAACTCGCCGATCTGGAGACGCAGATCAAGGCCAACGGGATCACGGAGCCCGTCTTGATCGGATCGGACGGGCGCCTATGGAACGGCCACCACCGGCTACGGCTCGCGGTCCGCCTCGGTATCGGCTACGTCCCGGTCAGGGTGCCCGCCGTCGTGTCCCAGCCCGACGGGGAGGCCTGACCCATGGCCGCGCTGCTGCTGGTCGAGGTCATCGACACCGCGGCGGTCATGGCCGACGCGATCCTCCTGTGGATTGTGGCCGCCGCGTTCGTTGCCACGGTCGTCGTCTACACGCTGGTGCTCACCGTCGCGTGGGCGTGGCGTGCCGTCAGACGGCGCTCCACGGGGTCTCTCCCGGCCTCGCAGCCCCCAGGCGCCCCGATCCCCCCGCGCACGGCAGAACGCCGTACAGCGCCCGCGTGGGCCCACACCGAACACGAGGAGGCAGCGTGACCCGCGTCGACTGGAGCTGGGCCGCCACCCTCACCCTCATCCTCTGGCCGCCCGCCTACTGCGCCCTCTACGCCATCCGACAGGCCGGACGCGCCCTCACCCGAACCACCCGCAACCGGAGGACCCGATGACCTGCACCCGCCGACACGCACAAGGCAGGGCCACCGAGCCCGTCCACGAAGTTCGCCTCGTCCCCGTCAAGCGCGCACCCCGCACCCACCGACTCCACCGCCTGCGCCGGTGGCGGTGGGACCTGAAGACGTACACGCCCAACCCCATCGACACCCGGCCGCTCATGGTGACCGGCGGCGGCCACGCGGTGGGCTACACGTTCACGCGCTGGGGCGCGCTGCGCAGCATCGCCCGCCAGATCCTCGGAGGCCAGTCGTGACCGACCGCATCCCCCTCGACGACATGACCAGCGACCAACTCGACCACCTGTACAACGACCTCGACCGAGCCCGCCACGCCGCCGCCCTCCACCGGCAGGGACTGATCAGCAACATCGAGCTGTACGCCGTCATCGAGGCGCCCACCGCCGTCCCGTGTCCTGCGTGCCGGCGCGCCGACCAAGCCGGACTCGCCCCCGACGAACAACACGACGACTGCACCACGGAGCCCCAGTCATGAGCGTCTGCGCCACCTGCCGCGAGACCAGCATCCGCGACTACAGCCAGCACAACTGCCCAGGCCGCCAGGCCAGCGAAGCAGCGCACGCCCTGCTCGCCGCCTTCGACGAGATTCAACTCGCCGAGATGCACGCCGCAGCCTCCGCCCGGATCAAGCGGGTGCGCCAGTTGCACCGCGACTGGGAGGCCGATCCCGGCCACTGCGCCCACTGCCAGGTGGCAGACGGCAACCTCGTCCCGTACCCGTGCCCGACGATCCGCGCGCTTGACGGACAGGAGCAGCCCGGTGCCTGACCTTCACGGCTGGATCACCCAACAGATCGACGCCACCGAGGCAGTCGCCCGCAAAGCCGCAGAGCTGTGCGGCTGCCACCCGCCCTCCCCCCACTGGACGTTCGGAGACGAGACCACCGACGGCCGGATCCTCGTCGACGACGACCCGCACCCCGGGGTGTAGCGGAAGATCGGCCGCAGGTGGAACGGCTCCTACGAAGGCATGTTCATGGCCGAGCACGTGGTGCGCCACGACCCGGCCGCCGTGCTGCGCCGCTGCGAGGCAGACCGGAAGATCCTCGACACCCACTCGCCCATCGGCGGCGGCTGGCCCGGACACTACGTCTGCGCCGGCTGCGGATACGACGGCGGCTACTGCCCCGAGCCGTACACCGAGCACGTCAACGACTGCCCGACTCTGCTCGCCCTCGCCGAGGGGTACGGGCTCACCGAGGAGCAGCGGGCACAGTTGGACCGGCTGGAGGCGGAGCAGCCGCCACACAAGCCCGGGTTCGGAGGGATGCCGGACGTCCTCGTCGATCAGATGCTCCGCGTCTCGCTCTCTACTGTCCCCGTCGCGCTGCGCGGGCCCAACTGGAAGGCGCAGCCATGACCGACAACAGCGCCATCGGCGACCGCATGAAACGCTACGAAGCCACCACCCGAACACTCCTGCCGCGCCGCACGTACACCGTCCTCCGCGTCGACGGCCGCGCCTTCCACTCCTACCTCCGCGGCGCCACCAAACCGTTCGACGAACCGTTCATGGCCGACATGGACGCCGTCGCCGAAGCCCTCTGCGCCGAGATCGCCGGAGCCCGCTTCGCCTACACCCAGTCCGACGAGATCAGCATCCTGGCCACGGACTTCGGCAGCCACAACACCGAGCCCTGGTTCGGCGGCGTCGTCGCCAAGCAGCTCAGCATCGCCGCATCCCTCGCGACCGCGGTCCTCAACGAACGCCGGCCCGGCAGCCGAGCCCTGTTCGACGCCCGCGTGTTCACGATCAACGACCCCGTCGAGGTGGCGAACTACTTCCTGTGGCGCCAGCGCGACGCCGTCCGCAACTCGATCTCCATGGCCGCGCAGGCGCACTTCCCGCACAAGCGGCTCCACGGGGTGAACGGTGGCGGTATGCAGGAACTCCTCTGGTCCGAGGCCGGGGTGAACTGGAACGACTACCCCGACGGCTGCAAGCGCGGGCGGGTGACGGTGCGCCGGGTCGGCCAGAGGGAGACCTCGTTCACGCACAAGCGGACCCGGGAGCTGCGCACGGTGGTGGCGATGCGGTCGTGGTGGGAGTCGAGCGCAGCCCCGCAGTTCACGACCGAGGCGGATGGGTGGCTGGCCGAGGTGGTGCCGCCGCTGCCAGCGCTGACCCGGACTTGACGGGCGGGCGATACTGGCCCCACGGCAAGACACGCACGCCGGACCCCGGACGCGGGGCAAGGTCTCACGGGGCCCGTGTAGGAAGCCGCAGGCAACTGGGGCAACCGCCGGCGGTGCGCGCCGCCCGAGCCGTAGGGCCAAGGGTCACAGACTCCGCGCAGCAACGCCCGCTTCTCTGCTCCGGGAAGCGGGCGTTCGCATGTCCGGCTACTCGGCCGGGTCCTCGCTCGTATGCCGGGCCGCGCGCTTCACGGCCTGCTCGACGTCGTACCGGTTCGCCCCGGCCGTCGTCTTCGCGTGCGCGGTGATCGCCGCCTGCACGACGGCCGACGCGTCCCGCCACGCCCGCCACTGCGCGTCGTACTCCGCCCCGGTCAAGCCGGCCAAGCGGGCACGCGCTTCTTCGGCGGTACGTTCGAGGTTGATCAGTTCATTCGGGATGTCCACCGCCGGAGTGTAGGCCGGGCAGCAGTAGGCCCCCGACTGCGGCGCGCAGCAAGGGGCCCAGGTCGGGGTGGGGTGTCAGCCCCAGGTGGCGTCACTCACGGCAACCACTCCTCAACCGTTGTTGATCCGTCGGCGCCCACCGTAGTCCTCACCACCGGCCGCTCCACCCGGAACCGGTGACCGCACGGATCGACATCGATCTCGTGCCACTCCTCGAACATCGACCACGCCACCTGCTCTGCTGGCGCGCCGCACTCAGGGCACCCCGGCATGGGCACGCTGTCCTCACCGTCGATGAGGTGGTGGATCAGCTCGACGTGGATGTACTCGCGCCGCTTGACGAAGGCGTCATCGAAGGCCATCGCACGGGCGCCGCCGAGGAGGATGCGCTGCTCGGTCACGGGCGCCACTCCTCCCGGTATCCGGGCCGGCCAGCGTAGGCCAGTGCGAACAGGCGCAGGGTCCCCTCCAGCGCGGCAGCGAACCCAGACGTGAACGTCTCGTGGTAGTCGTGCGCCCGCTCGGCGAGGCGCAGCAGATCCCGCTTCGCTTCGATCTCGCGCAGCACCCGAGCCGGGTCATGGCGGGCGATGTGGATGGCCGACGCTTCGAGCGCCTCGGCCGCCACCTTCCGCTCACCCGACCAGATCGTGAACTCGCCACAGTTGTACTGGCGTGTCCGCTTCGCCTCCCACTGATCTGGGATGCTTGAGTCCAGGGACAGGAGAACGGCGAGCCGCTCGTCGTCGTCGAGTTGGTCGCGCAGCCACTGCACAAGATCCACGCCGCTCACTCCTCCGCCCCACCCTTCTTCGGCGGCCGCTTCGTCCCACGCAGCCCCTTCGCGATCTGCTGCGCCCGCGTCGCATGCACTCCCAGCACGTCACCGATCTGCTGCCACGTCATACCCGAGTCCTTCATCCGCTGGACCCGCGCCTGACGCAGCTCACGCAGGCGCGAATGGTGATCCGGCCAGGTGTCGAGTACCTGTGTGACCGCCTTGGCGCACGCCTCGTCGTCCTGCATCTGCTCCAGGCGCTCGATGGCTTCCAAGAGTCGACGCACCTCCTCGACCTGCTCGTCCACTGACGCTCCCTCCGTGCCGTGGAGCGCGACATCCCGACTCTAGACCCTAGGGTCTTGCACCGCCTAGACCCTAGGGTCTAACGTGCTGAAGCAGGGGGAGCCGCACTCGGTCCCTCCAATGCACAACGGCCCTGTCCCGCTGAGTTGGTCGCTCCGGGACAGGGCCAGGCCCACCTCAACTCTCACGAAAAGGCAGGCCCTGATGGGACACGGTACCGATCAGAAGCCCCACCAGCCCACCCCCGAGCAGTGGCCGGACGGAGTCATCGCCCGCTACCTCACCGTCGGCGGCGCGACCGTCGACATCGAGCAGCAGCAAGAGGGCTGGCTCAGCGACCACTGGTTCTGCCGGGGATGCACCGCCACCAGCAGGGGCGCGTACACCGGACCGTTCGGTGACCCGTTCACCCTCAGCGACATCCGCAAGCAGGCCCAGGCCCACGCGGAGAAGTGCCGCGCCCTGCCCCGCATGGCGGCGCAGGCATGAGCGAGCCGACCCCCGTCGCCGAAGACGCGACCGCCACGCCGGAGCAGCTCCTCGCCCGCGCCGCCCAAGACCTCGCCGCAGCCCAAGCCGCCGCCCGCACCAAGGCCGAGCAGGGCGGCCCCGGCCAGCGGCAGGGCGTCCTCCCCGGCGGTGGCCACTGATGGGCTGGTTCTTCAGCGGCGATGACCGCCAGCTCGCCGAGACCAAGTACTCCGACCGCGAGTCCGCGACCGAGTCCGCCGGCCGCGCCCGCCGCGACGGCCACCGCAACGGAGGCGCGCGCCGCGCCGCCCACAACGGCCAGGCGTGGGAGGACGCCGACCGCGAGCAAGACCGCCGCGGCACCTGGTACCGACCCGCCCGGAGGAACCCCTGATGGACAAGCAGACCGCCATCCAGGCCGCAGCCAACGCAGCCGCCGTCGCCGCGCAAGCAGTCAACGACTACGGCCCGACCTCGGACAAGGCCACTGGCGCGGTCCAGGCAGTACGGGACGCCGTCAGCACCGCCCGCGCCCACGGCGCGACCGACGACGACATCCGCGCCAGCCGCCCCGCCTGACCAACCCCAGATCGGCCGCCCTCTCGCGACATTCCCCCCGCGAGAGGGCGGTCCCATCTCCAGCCACCCGGAGACCAGCGTGAAGAACCCCTTCAAGGACCGGCCGCCCATCATCTACGGCGCACTCGCCCTCGCCGCGCTCTCCCTCGCCTGGTCCGCGTACTCGATCACCGACCTCATGGACTCCGGGCCGTATGGCCTCACCGTCGCGGTCGCCGGAGACATCGGCTGGATCACCGTCCTCTGGGCCGAAGCCCACGGCGTCACCATCGGCGGCCACCGCTGGCCGGCCGTCCTCGCGGGCTGGCTCATCGCCATCGGCGTCGGTGTCCTCCTCGCCATCCACGGAGCGGCCGCCACCGAACACGCCACGGCGCAGGCGATCGCCGGTCCGTTCGTCGTCGCGGTCGGCAAGCTCGTCTGGCTGTTCGCACTCGCCGCCGTGCGCGACCCCGCGGCGCTGACTCCCGAGCAGCAGGCCGAGATCCACGACGTCATGCGCAGCAGCTCCTTCACGGCGCAGATCCATGAGGCCGGCCTGGAGCGCCTAAACCTGGCGGCTGACGCGGAGATCGCCCGCATCCGGGCTGAGGCGCGGACGGCGCTAGCGCGGGACGACGCCGACTTCGAGGTCAGCCTGGAGCGGCAGCGGAAGCGGGCCGAGCTCCAGCGTCGTACCCCGCTCGCGCTGCCTGCGGCGAGCAGCGGCGCACCGTTCGACATGGCGACCGAGCAGACGATCGAGGTGGTCGGCGAACACGGCGAGCGGATCGCGAGCACGGCGAACACGTCGGCGAGCAGCGTTCGCGAGCAGATCGCGGACAACGCTGCGACCAGCACGAACAGTGGTCGCGAGCAGCCGAGCATTGCCGATCTCGTTCGCGAGCAGATCGCGAGCACCCCGAACAACGCCGAGGCGATCCGGGCCGTCATGACTGCCCGGCCCGACGCGAACAAGGACAGCGTCGCCGCCGCTGTTCGCCGCGAGCGGCGCAAGCAGGGGCCGTACCTGTGAGCCGCGAACCCGGCCCGGACGAGCGCCGCGTACAGCACTGGCTCCGCCGCCACGGCGTGGGCCCCGACGCGCACGGAGACACCATGGCCACCGACGACTGGTGGAACGACCTCTACGACGACACCGACACGAAGGCCGCGGACGACGAGCCCGTGAAGGAGACCGGCCCGGTGTTCACCCCGGCCCCCGACTACTACCCCCGCCCCCACATGCCGGCCGCGGTCGTCTCCATCCCCGACCGGGCCGCCGCGGCACTCAGCCCCAAGACCCGCCGCGCCCTCTACAACGCGTCCGCTGCCGGGGCCGGATGGGGTCTCGGCCTCTACCAGCAGTGCGCGCACGCGCTCGCCGACTGCGGCCAGCAGTACTCCATCAGCGGCGCCCTCACCCTCGGCATCGGCGGATGCCTGCTCGTCGCCCACCTGTGGGACCGCCGCACCCGCCACTGGTGGCCCGGCATCGCCTGGGCCGCCCGCATCCCCCTCGCCACCCTCATCCTCGCCCTCGCCCTCTGGGCACCCGCAGCCGCCTGACCAGGAGAGAAGCCACCGTGTACCAGTTCCTCGCCGCCGCCCCCGCGATCAGCGTCGAAGGCGGCCGCATCCTCGGCAGCGTCGGCGCTGGCGGTATCGCGACCGCGCTCACGCTGATCCTCTTCGCCGGTATCCGCGAGCCGAAGGGCGCCTCCGCAGCCGGACCCGGCGGCGGAGGCGGTGGCGGGAAGAAGAGCCGCATCCGCAAGCGCCTCACCTCCGACCAGGCGCAGTGGACCGGGGTCGCCGCAGGCACCTTCTACATGACCGCCGGATCGATCTGGACCGTCGGCCGGAACCTGTCCGACGCGTTCGCCACCGTGTTCACCGGCGGCGGCTTCGGCACGGCAGGCATGGGCGCAGTGTCCCTGCTGCTCGCCGCGCTCATGTACTTCCGCGAGCTGGCCCCCGGGAAGGCCGCGTTCACCGGGATCCTCGCGGCCGGGGTGTGGGCGCAGGCAGGCGGCATCTGGGGATTGCCGCAGGCGTTGATCCTCACGGGCGCGCACGCGGTCGGTGTCCTCTGATGGAGATCATTAAGGACGCAGGGGAGCAGCCCGCCCCCCGTCTGCACCGCCGACTCGGCGCCGAGCTGCGCCCCCTCCTCGCCGTGCGTGGGGCGGGGGCCTCCCTGTGCGCAGGCTCCGGCATTCTGCTGCGCCGCGGGTGGGCTGTCCTCGGCGAGCGGTACAGCCTGTGGGAACGGCTCGGTGTGCTAGCTGTGGCCTGCTATCTCGCCGCTTACGGCACCGCCCACGCACCCGACGTAGCCCGGTTCGCCATTCCCGCGGCCGCCGTCGCCTGGTGCACGGCAGCATGGTGGGCCGCCCCGCCGGCCACCGTCGAGGAGCACGAACCGGAGCCCGCCGAGGAGCCGGAAGAGGAGCCCGCACGGAGCAGCGACGACGACATCCGCGCCGCCACCCTCGACTGGATCCGGCAGCAGATCGGCGACCGGCAAGGAGTCCACCTCCGCGACCTGCTGACCCACGCTCAGGCACACGGCATGTTCGCCACCCTCGACGTGTCCGAGCTGCGCACCCACCTGGAGCGGCACGGTGTCCCGGTCCGCAACCGGGTCCGGGTCCGCGGCCTGGGGGTGACGGTGGGCATCCACCGAGACGACCTCCCGGCCCCTTCCGGGCCACTCCCCGAGCATGACGCCCAGGACCCGCCAGATCCCGAACTACACGCTGTCTGACCTGCGAAACCACACCCCCAACTACAGCCCGGCCACACGGGCGACTACAGCCCGGGAGAGGCCCTCTGATGCTGTACGAGTACCGCTGCCGCCTGTGCCGTGCAGCCAGCCCTCCCGTCACGAGACGGCGGGCTGAGGCGTACCGGCAGCAGCACCGCGACATCGAACACGGCGGGCTCGTCCCGGCCGGTGAGGCGATCGTCCGCGTCCCCGGGAACACCCCGGATCCGAACAGTCGGTACGTGTCCACCGGTGCCGCGCTCGGGCTGCTCGCGGTTCTCGCGGTCGCCGAGTTCCTTGCTCGGGCCTTCGGCAAGTAGCCGCGGCTGCCACACTGGCTGGACGCCGGCCGCGAACCGGCACCCTGGGAGACAGGCCCACCACAACGCCCCCCGATGTGGTGGGCCTGTCCGCGTTCCCGCCCCGACTGTCGGTGCCCGCAGCTACGATCCCCCGCACACTCAAGTCCTGGGGGGACTCATGCACCGCACCACCACCCTGCTGCTCACAGCCGGACTGCTACTCGCGACCGGATGCGGCAGCAGCAGCGACGACAAGCCGACGCCGACCCTCACCGTCACGAAGACACCCGCCCTGTCCGCCGCTCAGCAGCGGGCCGCGTGCGTGGACGCGTGGGCGGACGCGATCGACGCGGGAGCCGGCTCAGACGACACGCCATCAGCGTGCAAGGGGCTGGCTGACAGTGCCCAACTCGATGCGTACATGTCGGGGTTGCATGAGCGGAACAAGCGGGCGCAGGCGTCGTTCCAGGCGTGTACGGATGATCCGTCGTCGTGTCCGACTGAGCAGTGATCTGATGTGCAGAGGCCCCGCACCGGATTCGGGCGGGGCCTTCGTCATGCGGGGAGTTGGGCGTCGCAGTCCGGGCAGAGGTGAGCGAGCAGCTCGCCCGTGACGACGCTGCACACCTCGGCGGGGGTGAGGTGACGGCATGCCCCCTTCACGTACTCGGGGCGTCCGTCCATGCTGGTGATGTCGATCCATTCCCAGCGCGGGTCGAGTTTCGGCGCGGGGCCGAAGACGGCGTCGAGCATCTCCACCCCGCGTTGCAGCTCTTGCAGCCTGGCTTGGTTCTCGGCATCGCTCATCGGGTCGCTCCTCGGTCGGGCGGGGCCTTCGCCATGCGGTGGGTCACGTGCCGGTCCGGGCGCCCAACGACGTGGTCCCGCACCGGATACAGATGAAGCCCTCCGGCGGATCGCCATGGCAGTTGTCGCACACCGTCGGCGGCTCCAGCAGCTCGCCCGGAGTCACACCGAGAACGCCGGCGATGGCGGCAAGGTCATCTACGTCGATGCGGCGGTCCCCGGCTTCCAACCTGCCCAGCAGGTACCCGGGGATGGGGTGACCGGCGAGGGTGAGGCGGTTGGAGAGTTCGCCGTAGGAGAAGCGGCGATCCTCGCGCAGTCGTTGGATGTTGCGGCGGGCGTTCCGAGCGGCAGGACCGGGTGGGTTTCTCGGCTCGGCCCTCATGTGGTCGGCTCCTCACCCGGGCGCACCGGGCCCGCGTCGGGGAGCAGCCCCGGGAAGGGACGGCCGACCGCTTGGACGCGCGCTCTCGGTTCGAGCGGCGGCTGCGCCTCGGCGGTGAGCACGAAGTGTTCCGCGTCCAGGTACAGGGTGTCGACGGTGGTCGGCTGCTCGCTCATGGCGTGGGCTCCTCGTCCGGGCGCACCGGCCCCGCGCTGAGTGGGTCGATCAAGTCGGCCGCCTCCCCGAACCCCGCCTTCCTCAACTCCTCGGCCGCCATGCGCACAGCCTGCTCCTGCACTGCGTCGAGGCGCCGGGCCAACTCGGGGTGGTACTCGGCCGGGACGAAGTTGATCGCGAGCCACGACTCGTAGGTCACACGCGGGTTACGGACGGGCTCCGGCATGACGGGCCAGCCGTACTTGGGAAGGCTCATGCGCTCTTCTCCTCGCTGCCCACCGGACGCTCGCGGCGCTTCTTCTTCACGAGGTCGTGCAGCGCCTCGATGACCAGCTCGGAGTTCTTGCGGCCCTCGGCGGCCGCGATCTCTTCGACCTCATCCCAGAGCGGGGCCGGCGGGCGGAAGGACTTGACGGGTGTCTGGCCTGTGGCGGGCCGGGCCATGATCTCTCCTCGGTGTCGTATTACAGAAACTAGGATCCACCTGCATTGGAGCATTGACAAGCCCCCTGCTCCGGGTGCATTCTTGTAATACAGAAACCGCGCGGAGCCAGGGGGACCAGATGAACACCACCACCCACCAGCACAGCAACTGCCTCCGCTGCGGCCGCAAGGTCACCAGCACCAAGTCCGTCGCCACCGGCTACGGCCCCACCTGCACCCGCAAGGTCAAGGCCGCCGCCAAGGCCGAGATCGTCGCCACCTACAAGCCCCACCTCGTCGCCAAGGCCGAAGAGCTCATCGAGCAGGGCGGCATCATCGCCCTCCGCGGACGCAACGTCTTCCAAGTCGTCGCCTCCAACGGCACCGACACCTACAAGGCCGCCCGCCAGGGCTGCACCTGCGCCGCCGGCCTCAAGGGCAAACACGTCTGCTACCACCGCATCGCCGCCCACATCCTCAGCCTCGCCGCTTAGGAGGCCCGCCATGTACCAGCCCCGCACCGGCGACCACGTCACCGTCACCCGCACCCACCGAGACGGCCGCACCACCACCTGGACCGGCCGAGTCGGCAGCGTCAGCCCTGCAGGGTTCCACCTCACCGGCGTCGGACCGTGCGGCAGCTATGACGGCTACCTGTCCAGCTCCGCGGAGCTTGCCCGGTACGGGGTGTCACAGACCGTTCGGCTCCACGCCTGACCTGAAGGAGCCAGCCATGGCCCACACCATCCGCTGCGCCCACGACGACTGCCCCGAGTACTCCCTCCGCGCCGCCTTCCAGCCCACCCCCCGCGAGAAGGAAGCCGCCGACCACCGCCGCTCCCTCGCCACCGACGGGTGGAGCGACGTCGAAGGCCGGGACTACTGCCCCGACCACAGCCCCGCCTGACCCGCCGACACGACAGGATGAACACCATGACCGAACTGCCCTCCCGCACCGACGCCACGCCCGCGCAGGTCGACGCCTACCTCCGCACGATCCTCACCGAGGACACCTACCTCCGCTTCCAGCAGGCCATCGGTGACCACGCCATTGCACAGACCGTCGAGGACACGGACGCAGTGCGCGCAGCGGCGGACAACGAAGGTCTCTACAACAACGACTGGCGCGAGGGCTGGGACGACTACCGCGACCGCGTGGACCCGGACCAGAACGCGCCGTACCCGGTGAAGCTGATCGCGTTCCCCGACGAGCAGGAGGTGCACGTCAGTCGCCCGCTTCCGCCGCGCGATGCAACTTGCGCCCGGCCCGACTGCGGGCACTCGGGAGCGGACCACCACCACGGCGACACGAAGTGCTGGGCGCACCTGCCACGCACCCGTGACGAGTCCGGAGCGTGGAGCGGTATCCAGATCTGCGCCTGCTCCGCCTTCCGGGGGGCCTGACCCACCCCGAACACACCGAAGGCCCGCTCTCGCCACCGGGAGCGGGCCCTCGCCCGTGTGCGCACCACCGTCCACCAGTTGCACACCTCGTTACCATCAGACCATGGATACCGGTAACGAGCCACCCGTACCGGCCGACCGCACCACCGGCGAGGCCGACGGCTACAGCCAAACCCGCGACGGCAACGGACGCTTCACCTACAGCCTCACCACCGCACAACGCGACGCCCGCGCAGCCGAACTCCGCGACGAGAACTGGACCCTCCAGGCCATCGCCGACCACCTCGGCTACCACGACCGCACCCACGCCAGACAAGGCATCCGCCGCGCGCTCCGAGAGGTCGTCCGCGGCCCGGCCGAGAAGCTCCTCCAGTCGCACCTCCAACGCCTGGAGTCCCTGTACGAGATCGCCATGGACGTGGCCGAGGCCGAGCACGTCGTCGTCTCTCACGGCAGGATCGTCACCGGCATGGACGGGCAGCCGCTCACCGACCACGGGCCGAAGCTCGCCGCGGTCCGTGAGGCGCGGGCCACCCTCAACAGCTTCTGGGACCTGACCGGGATGAAGCAGCCGACGAAGGTGGCCCTGTCGGGGAGCGTCCGGTACGAGGTCGTCGGGGTCGACCCGGACGACCTCACGTGACCACGGCCGTCGACAAGGACGTCGTCGTCCGCTACGAACCCCGAGGCGCAGCACGCGACCTGTTCCGGGCGCGCGACTCGGAGGTCGTCCTCGCCGGCCCGGCCGGCACCGGGAAGTCGCTGGCCGCGCTGTTCCGTGTGCACCTGGCCGCGCTCCACAACCCCGGCATCCGCTGCCTCATCGCCCGCAAGACTGCGGTCAGCTTGGGCTCGACAACGCTGGTGACGTACGAGAAGAAGGTCGCCGCGGACGCGATCGCCCGGACGATCGTGTCCTGGTTCGGCGGCAGTGCGCGGGAGGCCGCCTGCTACCGGTACTCCAACGGTTCCGTCATCGTTGTCGGCGGTCTCGACAAGCCGGAGAAGATCCTCTCCGCCGAGTACGACCTCGTGTTCGTCGACGAGGCAACCGAACTGACGGAGACCGACTGGGAGACGATCGGCACCCGCCTCCGCAATGGGGTCCTGTCGTGGCAGCAGCAGATCGCCGCATGCAACCCGGCGCACCCCACGCACTGGATCAAGCAGCGCGCCGAGCGCGGCCAGATGCGGATGCTCGTCTCCCGCCACGCGGACAACCCGGCGTACGTCCGGGCGGACGGCACCCTCACAGAGAAGGGCCGCGACTACTTCAACAAGCTGGACGCGCTCACCGGGGCGCGCCGCCTCCGCTTCCGTGACGGAGTGTGGGCTGCGGCCGAGGGCCTGATCTATGAGTCGTTCGATGAGGCGCTGCATGTCGTCGAGCCGTTCAGGATCCCGCAGGAGTGGACGCGGTGGATGGCCGTCGACTTCGGCTACACCAACCCCATGGTCATGCAGTGGTGGGCGGAGGACGGGGACGGCCGGCTGTTCCTGTACCGGGAGACCTACCGGGCGCAGCGCCTCGTCGAGGACCATGCGCGGACCGCGCTCACGCTGATGCGGTTCCCGAACGGGCAGTGGCGGGAGCCGATGCCGCGTGCGGTGATCTGTGACCACGATGCGGAGGACCGGGCCACGCTGGAGAAGCACCTCGGCTTGAGCACGGTCGCGGCGAAGAAGACGGTGTCCGACGGGATCCAGGCGGTGCAGTCCCGGCTGAAGGTCCAGGACGACGGCAAGCCGCGCCTGTTCGTGGTGCGGGGTGCCCTCGCGGAGCGGGACGACGCGCTCGCAGAACGCTCCCTGCCGACGTGCACGGCCGAGGAAGTCGCGGGCTACGTATGGGCGGTGAAGCCGGGGACGGGCGGCGCGGGGCTGAAGGAGCAGCCGCTGAAGGAGAACGACCACGGGATGGACGCGCTGCGGTACGTGGTCGCGGAGCGGGATCTCGGGGGCCGGCCGCAGATGAGGTGGGTGGGATGACGAAGGAACCGACGATGGTCCGCGCTGGGGACACGCTGCTGGTGTGCGTGGCGCACCAGGTGTCGAACGCGGACGCGGAGCGCCTCATCGAGGATCTGCAGAGGGGGCTGCCGGGCGTGAAGGTCGCGCTTCTGGAAGGGGTTACGGACCTGGCCGTGTTCCGGCCTGCGCCGCCGGTGGCCGACGAGGGCGGGGCAACGTGACCGCACTTGTATGGTTCCAACAAAGGGCATCTCGCCGGGGCGGAAAGGTCGCAACCGTGACAAAGCAGCGTCACCGCAGGTGGGGCCAGGTAGTGAATAGGGCTATGCCGGTTCTACTTGACACGACTGGGACTATGCTGTTGTCGGGATCAGTCATGATGCTCAACGTGGCCGCTGGTGTCGCAGCGGCAGGCGTGAGCCTGATCGTCCTGAACTGGCGGTTCTACGGGCGGCAGTAGGCGAGAGGGGGCGGGGTGGCCAGGACCCTCTTCGGCGACATCGCCCACGGCCTCCGCTCCGTCACCAACCGCGCCCCCATCGCCCTCGCCCCCAACGGCGGCCGCTCCGGACTCGTGTCGAGCATCGTGCGTCCCGCCGGCCAGGAAGCGCAGATGCGCGCCATGGGCAGCGTGGGCACTCTCTTCGCGATCGTCGAGCGGATCACCACCGCGTACTCGCAGGTCGAGTGGAAGCTGTACCGCAGCTCAACGTCCGGCCGAGACGAGGACCGCAAAGAGGTCACCTCGCACGCGGCACTCGATCTGTGGATGCAGCCCAACAGTTTCATGACCGGCCCGATGTGGCGTGAGGCGACGCAGCAGCACGAGGAGCTGACGGGTGAGCAGTGGTGGATCATCTCGCGCAACGAGAACTCCACCATCCCGCTGGAGTTGTGGTTCGCCCGCCCGGACCGCATGACCCCGATCCCCGACCGCGACAACTTCCTGTCCGGGTACGTGTACTCGTCGCCGACCGGGGAGCAGGTCCCGCTCGGGATCGACGACGTCATCATGCTCCGCCGCCCCAACCCGTTGGATCCGTACCGTGGGTGGGGGCCGGTGCAGACGCTGTTGGCTGATCTTGAATCCAGCAGGGCGAGCGCGGAGTGGAACGCCAACTTCTTCCAGAACTCGGCGCAGCCCGGCGGCATCGTCCAGGCCGAGCAGCGCCTGTCCGACGACGAGTTCAACGAGTTCCGCGACCGCTGGAACGAGCAGCACCGCGGCGTGTCCAACGCGCACAGGATCGCGGTCCTGGAGAACGGCCTCAAGTGGGTCGACCGCTCGTACTCGATGGCGGACATGCAGTTCGCGGAACTCCGCAACGTCAGCCGCGAGATCATCCGCGAAGCGTTCGCGTTCCCGAAGCCCATGCTCGGCACCGTCGACGATGCGAACCGCGCCAACATGGAAGCCGCCAGCGACCAACTCGCCCGCTGGCTCGTCCGACCCCGGCTCCGCCGCATCCGCGAGGCGCTCAACACCCGCCTGCTCCCCATGTACGGGGCAACCGGACGCGGCCTCGAATTCGACTTCGAGGACCCCGTCACCGACGACGTGGAGATGGAGTCCAAGCAACTCGTGGCGCAGGCGAACGCGGTCAAGCTCCTCACCGACGCCGGCGCTTACGGGCCTGCCGCGCTCGCCGCCGTTGGCCTCCCCGACATTCCCTTCGGTTCCCCCGATGCTGACCCCGACCGCGAGCTCCTCATCAAGCTCGTGACCCGGGCGCCGCTGCTCGCCCCGATCATCCTGCCGATGCTCGGCTTCGACCTGCCCGAGGGGGCGCAGGCGGCAACCGCGGCGTCTCTGGCCCCAGGGCCGGCCGCGTCGTGGGACGACACGGTGTCTGGGCTGACCGGCGGCGGTGCGGGTGAGGACGTCGAGGCCGCGATGCGGTGGGAAGCGATCGCCGAGATCGACGACAACACGTGCAAGCCCTGCGCCGACAACGACGGGACCGTCTACCGGAATCGGGCTGCCGCGTACAAGGACTACCCCGGCGGCTCCGGCTACGTGAAGTGCATCGGCGCGGAGCACGGCAACGACTGCCGCTGCAAGGTCGTCAAGCGACGGAAGACGAGGGACGACGAATGATCACACTGCCCTCCACGGTCGCGTCCTTCGCGGCGAAGCAGCGGGAGAAGGCCGACAAGCTGCGCGCTCAGCGCGGTGTTGAGGCGCAGTCCTGGTACCGCATCACGAACGCGGCCGACCCGGACGAGGCCGAGGTGATGCTGTACGACGAGGTCGGGGGCTGGTACGGGGCGACCGCGGACCAGTTCATCGCGGACCTGCGCGGGATCACCTCCCCGAACCTGCGGGTGCGCGTCAACTCCCCTGGCGGGTCGGTGTTCGAGGGCATCGCCATCGCCAACGCGCTGCGGAGCCACCCGGCGAACGTGACCGTGCAGGTCGACGGGATCGCCGCCTCCATCGCGTCCGTCATCGCGATGGCCGGGGACCGCATCGAGATGGCCCCCAACACGATGATGATGATCCACGACGCGTCCGGGGTGTGCCTCGGCAACGCCAGCGACATGGAAGAGATGGCCGAGCTACTCGACCTGATCTCCGACAACATCGCCGACGCCTACGCCTCAAGGGCGGGCGGCACCCGCGACGAGTGGCGGGCCCGGATGCGTGCGGAGACTTGGTACCTGCCGGAGGACGCGGTCACCGCAGGTCTGGCGGACGAGGCCACGCAGACCCCGAAGCAGGGCGCGCCCGCGGAAGAGCCAGATGAGGGCGAGGGCCCGGACATGGCGCGGCCCTTTGACCTGGCCGCGTACGGATACGCCGGGCCGGCCTGGCCGGAGACGCCGAAGCCCACACCGTCCCTGGCGGCTGAGGCGCAGCCGGTGACGCTCACGTTCAACGTGGGCGGCTCCATCGACGAGCAGACGCTCGCAGCCCTCCGCGCCATGGCCCGGACGAAGAATGCCGGACCCGAACCGCAGGCCGTTGACACGGAGCCCGTGGTCGAGCAGGCAACCCCGGCCGAACCCGTCGCGGTGGCCGAGCCCATCGAACCGGCGGAGCCCGGCCCCCAGTCGGAGCCGGCCGACGACTGGACGGCGATGGTCGCCGCCCTCATCCCCGACGACGCAGACACCTGGTCGGCGCTCGTCTCCCATCTCATCGAGCCCGACACGTCGTCCAGCGCGGCGACGGCCTGAAGGAGGCAACTGTGGCAACCCCAGTCATCCCGCGCGACGCTGACGAGCTCGCCGAAGCGTTCGGCGACACCGCCACGCTGAAGGACATCACCAAGGACAAGGAGACCCTTCAGCAGTTCATCGTCAACTACGCGAAGGGTCAGCAGAAGCACAACCCCGACATCGAGGCGCAGATCCGCGAGGAGACGCAGCGGCAGTTCGCGGACATCCTCCGTGACGACAAGCTCCTCAACGGGATCAACCGTCTCAACCTCGACCCGACCGCGCCGCCCGTCGCCCGGTCGAAGCACTACAACGCGAAGGCCCCGGGCGCTGCGCTGGACAAGCAGTTCACGGGCTGGGGCGAGTACCTCTCGCAGACGTGGCAGGGCGCGAACACGCAGGAGTCGCTGACCGCCCGCTCGGACATCAAGAAGATCCAGAACGCGTTTGGGTCGTCGGTGCCGTCCGACGGCGGCTTCTTGATCCCTGAGTTCCTGCGCTCCGAACTCCTGCGCGTGGCGCTGGAGATGGCCGTCGTCCGCTCCCGCGCCCGCGTGGTGCCGATGGAGTCCCTGTCGGTCCCCTACCCGATGATCGACAACACGTCGAACGCCTCGTCGGTGCACGGTGGGATCGTCGGCTACTGGACCGAGGAGGGCGGCGCCCTCACCGACAGCAGCCCGACGTTCGGCCGCATCGAGCTCATCGCCAAGAAGCTCACCCTGTACAGCGAGATCCCCAACGAGCTGTTCCAGGACAGCATCATCAGCCTCGAACAGTTCATGAACGAGAGCTACCCCGAAGCCCTCGCCTGGTTCGAGGACGTCGCCTTCATCGAAGGCAACGGCGTCGGCCAGCCCCTCGGCTTCCTCAACGCCCCCGCCGCCGTCTCCGTCACCAAGGAGACCGGCCAGGCCGCAGCGACGATCCTGTGGGAGAACATCGTCAAGTGCTACTCCCGCATGCTGCCGGCGTCCCTCGGCCGCGCGGTGTGGGTGGCTCACATCGACACGTTCCCCGAGATCGCCACCATGGCCCTGTCGGTGGGCACCGGCGGCAGCGCGGTGTGGATCGGCAACGGTGACGGCGCGGGCGCGCCCCCGGTCACCATCCTCGGCCGCCCCGTCGTGTGGACGGAGAAGGTCTCGTCCGTGGGTACGGCGGGTGACATCAACCTCGTGGACTTCGGCTACTACCTGATCGGTGACCGTCAGGCCATGCAGTCGGCGACGTCGACCGAGTTCAAGTTCGGCAACGACAAGACGGCCATGAGGGTGATCGAGCGCGTCGACGGCACCCCGTGGATCAAGTCCGCGATCACCCCCCGCAAGGGAAGCAACACCCTTTCGCCTTTCGTCAAGGTCGCAACCCGCTCCTGACGATCCACCCCCGGCCCGGCAGTAACGCCCCGGGCCGGGACCACCCAGGGCGGCATTAACACCCCGCCTGGAAAGGAAAGCCATGGGCGCCATGGAAGGACTCGGGAAGGACTTCAACATCGTGCCGATCGCGGCCGGTGCTGGTCTGTCCCTGCGCGACGCCGGAGGCGTGACGTTCGTCTGCACCGGCAACGACACGTTCACGCTCACCGTCGCCGACACCTTCGCCGGGTCGTACGCGACCCCGGGCAACATCCTCACCAAGAAGATCACCAACACGTCGACCAACGGCACCGCCGCCTGGGTCACCGCCACGCAGTCCGCGTCAAACGCCGTGACGATCTCGTCCGGATCCGTCGCCTTCTACGTCTCCGGAGACTCCCTCCCCGACGGCAAGGCCTACGCCAAGGTTTCCGTCGGCGGATCCGGCCTCGTGACCGCGGTCTTCCACGACCTCACGGCGCAGCGTAAGGCCGACAACCTCGCCATCGTGGGGGCCTGACCATGTCTGTCCTCGTTCAGGGCGACCAGCTTCGCTCTCTGCTGTGCGGCGTCAAGGTGCAGCGCGCCACCGCGGCCCTTCCCCAGACGTCCACGTCCACGCTGTTCACCGTCTCCGGCGGCAAGGTGCTCATCACCAGCCTCGTCGGCGAAGTGACCACCGTCATCCAGACGCAGGCCGACGCCACGAAGCTCACCTTCGACCCGACCGACGCGGGCGCCACGCAGGATCTGTGCGCCACGACCGACATCACGGCGGACGCGGTCGGCACCATGTACTCGATCACCGGGACCCCGGCGACGGCCCTACAGGACGCGCTGAACTTCCTGCCGTCGAACAAGGTCCCCGCGCAGCCGATCGTGCTCAAGCCGGGCGCGATCCTGCTGGACTGCGCCGCGTCGAACACCGGCTCGGTGAAGTGGGACCTCACCTACATCCCGCTCGACAACGGCGCGTCTGTGGTGGCGGCCTGACATGGCACTTCTGGTCTGCACCGGCTGCACCGCCCGGTATTCGGTCGGTGCAGCCCGGTGCCCGCAGTGCGGCAGCACCGAGTACGTCGAGGAAGGACAGGAATCCATGGCGAAGATCACCGTGCACGGCGGGCCGTCGATTGCGGGCGCGTCCGTGGTGGGTGGGGCGTGGTCCAACGAGGGCGACCCGGACGTCTGGCCCGAGCCGGCCGAGGAGAGCGGCGAGGAGCCGCAGCCTGAGGCCAGCAGCGAGGCTGCGGCCGAGGAGCCCGAGAAGGCGCCTCAGCAGCGCAGGGCGCGAGGTAAGTAGCCATGGCTGAAGGGTTCTCCACCGCCGCGGCGAACACCGTCCTCGACGCGCAGGTCACCGCTTACCCGTGGTTCAAGCTCCACACGGGTGCGCCCGGTGCGAGCGGCACGTCGAACGCGGCGACGGAGACGACCCGGAAGAGCCCCTCGTTCGCGTCGGCGTCCGGCGCTTCGAAGGCGTCCAGCGCGGACGCCGTGTGGACGAGCGTGGCGGGCACGGAGGACTACACGCACTGGTCGCAGTGGTCGGCCTCTTCCGGCGGCAGCTTCGGCGGCTCCGGAACCATCACCGCCAACGCGGTGACCTCCGGCGACACGTTCACCATCCCCTCCGGCAGCCTCACGCTCACCCTGCCCGTCGCGTCCTGACCAACCACCCCAGCCCCGGAAGGAGGTGAACCCATGTCCACCAGGTTCGACGCTGCCAGCGACCGCATCAGCTTCGCAGGCAGCATGTTCGCTGTCGGCTCCGGGTTCACCATCACCGCCTGGGCGTGGGTGTCGGTCGACACGGACGCGAACTCCACGTTCGCGCGGCTGCACGCCTCGTCCGGCGGCAGCACCATCGCGACCTGGGCGACCGGGTCCGATGGCCTGTCCGGCCCGAACTACTTCACCGGCGGCGGCTCCGTCTCGAACAGCACGAACATGGCCGTCGGCGCGTGGCGCAAGCTGGCGATCTCCTGCTCCGGCACGACCGGCAAGAGCTACGTCAACACGATCGGCGGGACCACCGAGGTCGACTCGGGCACGGTCGGGGTCGGCACCCCGGACGGGATCACACTCGGCGGCCGGTCCTCGTCCGACTCCTCGGAGCCGTTCAATGGAAGGCTCGCCTACGTCCGCGTCTGGACTGCCGAGCTGACCCAGGTGCAGATCGAGGCCGAGTGGGCCAGCGCCACCCCGGTCATCACATCGGGCCTGTGGGCATCCTGGCCGCTCACCGACTCCACGGACCTGACCGACCACTCCGGCAACGGCCGCAACCTCACGGCGGGAACGACCGCCGTGTCCACGGAGGCCGACCCGCCGCTCTCCGGGAGCGTCACCGGCACCGCGGCTGGCACGTTCGGTGCCCTCACGGGTACGGCGTCCGGCGTCCGCAAGGTGACCGCGACCGGCGCCGGGACGCTCGGCGGACTGACCGGAGCAGCGAGCGGCACCCGCAAGGTCATCGGCACCGCCGCATCCAGCGGTGGCGCGCTGGCCGGCACCGCGTCCGGGCTGCGCACCGTCATCGGCTCCGCAGCCACGCAGTTCGGCGGTCTCGTCGGCACTGCGGGGTCCCCGTCCAACGTCACCGGGACCGCGTCCGGGCACTTCGGTGGGCTCACCGGGACTGCGCGCGGCCATGTACCCGGCGCCGCTGAGCCCGGGTCGTGGTACGGGCTGCTCGACATCCTCCGCGAGGGCGCACAGCAGTACCGCGAGGAGCAGCAACGAGTCCCTGCGGCCTGCCTGACCTGCGGCGAGCCCCTCCGGTCCGGACCGAACAGCGAGTCGTATTGCCCGTTCGACGGCTCGGTATGGGGTCCGGGCGGCCGCCTGATCGGCACCGTCAGCACGATCCGCGGAAGGAGGTGACCAGAGATGACCCAGACCCCGGTCTACGCCACCCGCGAGGACGTCATGCGCGCCCTCGACACCAAGCTCACCGCACGCAACGCGGCGCAGATCGACCGGCAGTTGCAGGCCGCGTCCCGGGACGCGGACAAGCTGTGCCACCGCCGCTTCTACCCCGAGCAGGCCACCCGGTACTTCGACTGGCCGTCCTCCCAGTACGGTACGGCGTGGCGCCTGTGGCTCGACGACTCAGAGCTGATCGAAGTAACGGCGATCAGCAGCGGCGACACCACCATCTCCACCTCCGACGTCCTGCTGGAACCCAACCGGTCCGGGCCGCCCTACTCGCGGCTCGAACTCAACATCAGCTCGAACGCGGCGTTCGGCGGCGGCGACACCCACCAGCGGGACATCACCGTCACCGGCCTGTGGGGCTACACCAACGATGAGAGCTCGGTCGGATCCCTTGCCTCGGCGGTCAGCTCGGCCTCGGCGACCTCGATCACCGTGAACGCGGGCGCGTCGGCGGCGCTGGGTGTTGGCAGCGTGCTGCGCATCGACGACGAACGGATGCTCGTCACAGGCCGGAGCATGGCGTACACCGGGCAGACCCTCGCTACCGCCCTGGAGGCGCAGGCGAAGACGGTGACGGTCGAGGTCGCCGACGGTTCGGGATACGAGGCCGACGAGGTGATCCTCATCGACGGCGAGCGCATGCTCGTCGTCGACATCGCGGGTACCAACCTGGTCGTCAAGCGGGCGTGGGACGGCAGCACGCTGGCCGCGCACGACCAGTTCACGGCCATCTACGCCGCCCGCTCCCTGACGGTGGCGCGTGGCGCACTCGGTACCACCGCAGCCGCGCACGTAGACACGACTGCCGTCGTTCGGTGGGAGCCGCCCGCGTTGGTGCGGCAGCTCGTCATCGCGGAGGCCATCAGCGGTCTCACGTCGGAGACGTCCGGGTACACGAAGGCGGTTCGGTCGGGCGAGGGCGGCAGCGAGCGCAACCGGGACACCAGCGCGCTTGGTGCGCTGCGGCAGTCCGTGTATGACGCGGTCGGCCGCAAGGCCCGGATGAGGAGCGTGTGATGGGCATCGACATCCGGGTGGAAGGGCCGCTGTTCGACGGGCGCGCCGCACGCGCCATGCAGGCTGCGGCGGATGACGCGCGCGAGGCCATCGCCGAGGCGGCGGAGGAGCACGCGCTCGGCCTGATGGGCGCGAGCTTCCGGCAGCCGACGGGCTACTACGAGAGCAACGTCCAGACCAGCCGCGTCTCCGCGGACACATCCCTCGTCCACGACAACGGCGTCGTCTACGGCCCGTGGCTGGAAGGTGTCGGCTCCCGCAACCGGGCCCGGCCTGGCTTCCCTGGCTACCACCACTGGCGGCAGACGAAGGAGTTCGTCCGCACCCGCGGCCCCGTCATCGCGGACCGTGCGGTGCAGCGCCACCTCCCCGAGATGAGGGGGTGACCCATGGCTCTCGACATCACCGGCATCCTCGACGCGGCGATCTCCCACGCCTCCGCGTCGGGCTACCTCGACCAGGTCAACGGACACGAACCCATCCACCCGTCATCGTCCGGTGGCATCACGGGCGCGGTGTGGGTCGAGCGGGTCACACCGATCCGCACATCCGGCCTGGCGTCGGTGTCGACGCTCGTCGTCCTCAACGTGCGCCTGTACACGTCGGCTCAGCAGTTGCCGCTCGACGCGATCGACCCCGGCATGGTCGCCGCAGTCGACGCCCTGTGCACCGCGTACTGCGCCGACTTCACCCTCGGCGGCCTCGTCCGCAACGTGGACATCTTCGGCGCGAACGGGCAGGCGCTCGACGTCCGCGCCGGCTACCTGCCCCAGGACGGGGCCTTGCAGCGGGTCATGACGATCTGGCTGCCCTGCATCGTCAATGATCTTTGGGAAGAGGTGGCATAGGTGGCCAAGCAGAGTGGGCTCGGCGACGCCCTGTTCATCGCGGGCAACGACCTCTCGGGCGACTTCACCGCGATCGGCAACGTCGGCGGCGGCCCCGCCCCGCTCACGACGACCGGCCTCGACAAGAGTGCGTTCGAGCGGATCGGCGGTATCCGTGACGGCCGCCTGGAAGCGACCAGTTGGTACAACCCGACCGGCGCGCACCCGGTGCTTTCAGCGCTGCCCACAGCGGACGTCCACGAGATGTACTGCCGCGGCACCACGCTCGGCAGCCCAGCCGCGTGCCTGGTCGCGAAGCAGTCCAACTACGACGGCACCCGCGGCGACGACGGGAGCTTCACCTTCAGCACGTCATCCCTGGCTAACGGGTACGGCGTCGAGTGGGGCTACCTCCTCACCGCCGGGAAGCGCACCGACACCGCAGGCACGAACGGCACCGGCGTCGACTTCGGCCTCGGGTCACCGCCGCTGTTCAACGGGTCGGGTCTGTTCGGTGCGCAGTTCTATCTCCAGGTGTTCGCGTTCACCGGGACCAGCGTCACGGTGAAGATCCAAGAGTCGGGGGACAACGGAGTCGGCGACGCGTGGGCCGACGTCACCGGCGGCGGCTTCACCGCAGCGACCGGGGTGACGACGCAGCGCCTGGAGACCGCACGCGGCCAAACCGTCGAGCGGTACCTCCGCGCCGTGACCACCGGCACTTTCACCAGCGCGACGTTCGCCGTGGTCGCGGTCCGCAACGACACCTCGACCGTCTTCTAAAGGGGCCGGCATGCAGACAGTGAACCGCTTCCAGCCGGCCATGGACGTCGGCGCCTACCAGACCTTCCAGATCTCGGCGCCGCGGGACACCACGGTCGTCGCCGCGTGCGAGCAGGTCGGATGCGCGGCGTGGCAGTTCGGGTGGGAGTCGAAGGTCGATGAGGCCACGCAGCTCGGCCAGGAGCAGGCCGCGTACATCCGCACCCAGTCCGGGCGGACGTTCCGGGAGCAGCGCACCGGCGACGGGCTGACCGTCTTCCGGTTCGAGGCACACCAGCGGTGCTTCGCCGAGCACCGCACCCGCCCGGAGATCTACCTCGTCCGTGACGGGGACTGGCGGGGCAACCCGACCGGCCGGCGTCGCATGCATGAGCGGCCCGCGGATTGGGTCGAGGACTTCGGTGAGCACCAGCAGCGCATCGCCGACCAGCAGCAGAAGGGATAACCCGCCATGGCCAAGACTTCGGGCATCGGATGGACGACGTGCTCTGTGGACGATTCGTCCGGCACCGTCCGCGCGATCATCAACGACGTCACCAACCTCCAGTTCGCAACCCCGCGCGCCGACTGGAACATCACCGGCATCGACAAGAGCGCGATGGAGCGCACCCTGCTCCTCGCCGACTTCAGCATCACCCTGAACATCGTCTTCAACCCGGCCTCGAACCAGTCGCACGACGTGTTCAAGACCGTGCCCTCCACGACGGTGGCCCGGACGACGACGCTGACGGTCGCGGCGAAGACCCTCGCGAACGAAGTCCTGTACACGGACTACCCGCTGTCCAGGTCGGACTCCGGCGAACTCACCGCGGCCGTGCCCGGCGTCCTTGCCGACGGCGTCGTCCCTACCTGGAGCTGACATGGGCTACCGCAAGACCGTCCGCCGCATCGAAGTGTCCCTCAAGGGCCACAAGGTGTACGGCCAGGACGCCGAACACCCCGTCGCCTACGCGCGCGGCAAGAGCCTCGGCAACTACCTCCACCTCATGGGCTACACCGAGGCCGAGGAGAGCGACGCCCGCAGCGGCGTCGTCCGTCAGTTGGAGGAGTTCGCCGACTCCCTCGTCTCCTGGAACCTCGAACGCGAGGACGGCACCTCCATCCCCTGCACCAAGGAGGCGCTGTTCGGTGAGGTCGACAACGACCTCGCGCTCGCCCTCGCCACCGAGTGGATCGAGCGGCTCGGCGGCAAGGTGGACGACGCCGGCCCTTTGCCTCAGAGCTCGCCCGCTGGCGAGCAGTCCCCGGCGGTGTCGATTCCGATGGAACCCCTCTCGGCCCCCCAGTCGCCTATCAGCGTGCCCGCCTGATCCTCAAGCTCTGCGAACGCTTCCACTGCCTCCCCAGCGCCCTGCTGGAGGAGGACGTGGAGCTGCTCCAACTGATCGAAATCGAACGACGAGGGACCCCGGAGGAGGAGGCGGACGGTGGGCAATGACATCGAGATCCGGGTACGGGTAGCCAACGAAACCGGCAACGGTCTTACTTCCGTCAACCGGGCCGTTCGGGACCTCAAGCAGAACGCGACCCTCGCAGCGCGCAGCATCAGCACGCTGGAGAGACAGACCACCACTGCAGGCCAGTCCCTCCAGCGGCTGGAGAACAAGGCGCAGGGCACCGCCCGCGCCCTGCGTGCTCTCGGCACCGCCGGTAACATCCGTGTCACCGCCACCCTCGACGACCGCACCAGCCGCGGCATCACGTCCATCAAGGCGTCGCTGCGGGGGCTGAAGGCGCAGAGCCCCGTCCGTCTCACGGCCACGTTGGATGACCGGACCAACGCCGGCGTGAGGTCTATCAGAGGGGCGCTGCGGGACCTGAAGCGGATGAGTCCCGTCCGTCTCACCGCGACGTTCGACGGGCAGGCCGGGCAGATCACGGCGGCCGCCCGTGCGATGCGGGACCTGCGCAGTAACTCCGGGCAGGTCGGCACGGCGTTGGACGGACTGTCGACTCGCGCCGCAGCCTCTGCGGCGGCGTTGAACGAGTTGGAGCGGCAGGCGGAGGGCGCGTCACGGGCCCTGCGCACACTCCGCGGCCGGGCGGCAGCCGCGGCGGCGGCCATGGGCGAGCTGCGCACCAGCACCGTCGGGGCTGGGAACGGGCTGCGGACGTTCAATGTCCGTGCGGACACGGCGAATACGCGCCTCGGTGACCTTGGCGATCGCACCCGCACGCTGCGTTCCGACACCGATGACCTCGACGGGAGCATGCGCCGCCTCACCGGCACCTTGGGTGGGCTGCGCGGCAGGCTCGGTACCGTCCGCACCTCGGCCGGCGGTGGCAGTGACGGCGCGGGCGGGGCGATGGAGCACCTGAAGTCCGCGGCCATCCTGCTGGCGCCGGCGCTGCTCCCGGTGGCTGCGTCGCTGGCGCCGATCGCAATGGGTGCGGGCGCTGCGGGTATCGCGGTGGGCGTGTTCGGTGCTGCGGTGCTCGGCCAGATGGTCGCGATGAAGGGTGCGACGGACGCGCAGAAGAAGTATGACGACGCGGTCAAGCAGTACGGGCGTGGCTCGCAGCAGGCTGCGCAGGCGCAGATGGAGGTTTCCCGCGCGCTGGCTGGGATGCCGGCGGCAACGCAGCGGGCTGCGGCTGCGGTGGGGGTGCTGAAGGAGCAGTACCAGCAGTGGTCGAAGAGTCTGGCTGGGGACACGATGCCCGTCGTGACGAAGGGCATGGCGGTCCTGGGTGCGTTGTTCCCGAAGTTGACGCCGGTGGTGAAGGGCGCGTCCGGTGAGATGAACCGGTTCATGACGATCCTCGCCGGGGGCATCAACAGCTCCGGCTTCGATGCGTTCATGTCCAAGTTCGCGGAGTTTTCCACGGGCGCCTTGTCGAAGGCGAATGACGCGCTGGTGCATTTCGCGCGGACGATGTCCGGGAAGACCGAGTCGAAACAGTTCACCGAGTTCATGGACTATGCGCGCCGGGTGGGTCCGGCTGTTGGCGAGACCCTGGGGAACCTCTCGAAGGCCCTGGTCCACCTGGTGGCGGCTGCCTCGGAGACCGGGGTGAGCATGCTGTCCCTGGTCAACGCGTTCGCGAAGTTGGTCAACGCGATTCCTACGGGTCTTCTGTCGGGCATGTTGCAGATGTACGCGGGATTCAAGCTGCTGAAGCTGGGGATCGCCGGTGTGTCGGCTGCCGCATCCGCCGGGGTGATTACTCGGCTGTCGGCGTTTTCGCGTGCGGCCCGGTTCGGTGGGGTCGGCTCGGCGATCTCGGGCGTGGTGCAGCGGATGAGCACCTTGCAGAAGGTGGGCGGCGCTCTCGGGGTGCTGGGTGTCGTCGCGGTCGGGATCGATGCGCTGGCGAAGAAAGCGCGGGGGGCGCCGCCGGATGTCGACAAGCTGACGACGAGCCTGAAGGGCTTGTCGGCTACGGGCAAGTTCTCGGGTGAGTTGAAGAAGACGTTTGGCGACATGGACGGTTTTGTCGCCAAGGTGAATGCGATGAAGAAGGGGCAGGCCGACCTCGACAAGGGGCTGGAGATGCCGAGAAAGCTCGGCATGGGCCCGCTGATCGACGTACTCGTCCCGAAGATCGATGACCTTGTCAACCGGGGTAAGTCGCTCGGGGGGTTGAAGGATGACTTTGCATCCTTTGATCAGTCGATGGCTGATTTCGCGTCGGGTGGTCACGCGAAGGAAGCGGCCGCGCAGTTCAAGGAGTTCGAGGCCGCGCTTAAGGCGAGCGGGTACACGCAGAAAGAGATCAACAGTCTGGTCCCCAAGTACAAGAATATTGTCGCGGATGCCCGGCATGAGCAGGAGCTCGCGGCGCAGGCTCAGGGTCTGTTTGGGCAGGCGGCGCTGGATGCGTCGACGAAGTTGGATGCGCAGAAGCAGTCGGCTGACGGGCTGCGTGGGGCGATCCAGGCGCTGAACGATGTCCAGCGCCAGGGCCTCGGCGGCATGATCGGCTTCGAGGCGGCCATCGATGCCGCAGCGAAGGCGGCCCGGGAAAACCACGGCGCGCTGAGCATGACGAACGGGGTCCTCAACCTCGGCTCGGAGAAGGCCCGCAACGCGGCCTCCGCATTGCAGGATCTCGCGGACAAGACTGACTCGGCTGCCACGTCAGCGCGGGAGTCGGGCTCGTCGTGGGAAACGGTCAACGGGATCTACGAGCGAGGCCGCTCCTCTTTGATCAAGAGTGCGGAAGCCATGGGCCTGAACAAGCAGGAGGCCGCGGCCCTGGCTGACCAGATCCTGAAGATCCCGAACAAGACCGCCAAGGTCACCATGAACGCCGAGGACGCGAAGGTCGGGCTGGACGCGTTCAACGCCGCGCTGAAGAGGACCCCCGGCGCCAAGTCCGTCACCCTCAATGCCCTTTCCGGCAGCGCCGAAAAGGTATTGGAAGCCCTCGGAATGCACGTGAAGCGCCTGCCGAATGGCAAGGTCGTCATCACCGCCGGAGGGAATGCCCTTCGCGTCATCAGCAGTGTCAACGGGGCAATGAATGCGGTCAACGGGAAGAAGGCATCCACCTACATCGACACGTATCGGCGGACGTACTTCCAGACCGTCGGCCGGCCGGGGCAGACGGTCGCGGCCGCGCACCGCCCAGACCTGGCGGCAGGCGGCCCGGTCCGCGGGTACGCGTCCGGCGGGAACCTTCAGCACTTCCCCAACGGCGGCTATGTGCAGGGGCCGGGGAGCCCGACCTCGGACAGCATCGTCGCGAGCTTCGGGTCTGGGTCGATGGCTGCGGTGTCGGACACCGAGTACGTGGTGCAGGCGAAGGCTGTCCGTAAGTACGGGGTGGGTCTCCTCGATGCGCTGAACGCGGGCCGGTTGAAGCTGGCCGGGTTCGCCAAGGGCGGCAAGCTGTCGAAGGCGCAGCAGCGGGCGAAGGCTCAGGCGGAGGCGGAGTCGCAGGCCCGACACGATGCGATGGGCGATCTGACGATCTCCCGCTTCGGGCAGGCGGCCGGGTACAAGCGCTCGGAGTTCGGGTCGGCGCTGGGTAAGCCTGACTCGGTGAGTTCGCTGGTGAACGCGTTGAACCAGTGGCGCAGCGTGATCATGAAGGCCACGCATGGGAAGACGGAGTCCAAGCTCCTCAAGCAGTTGGATGCCACGGGCAAGGCGCTGCTCAAGCAGGAGAAGCAGCTCAACTCGGTGAA